ATGAGCACAAACGAATTGGATCAAGCGTGGGCGCAACTGAGTGACCTGCAGCGCACGGCAGCCGAATGGGGCGATGGTCCTATGTTAGTGCTTGCTGGCCCAGGGTCCGGGAAGACCCGAGTGCTTACGTGTCGCATCGCACGCCTGCTGGACGCTACACGAGGCGAGAACTTCCGAGTTCTTGGCCTAACTTTCACGAACAAAGCTGCCGACGAGATGCGGACTCGTGTAATGCGACTTGTCCCTGGCGAAGAGAGCCGACTGTTTCTTGGCACCTTCCACTCGTTCTGCGCCGAGATTCTACGCCAGCATGGATCACACTTGGGAATTCGCCCGGCCTTCAACATCTACTCGCAGACTTCAGACCTTGAAGCGGTCCTGAGTGATGCGGTCGAGAAAGCGAAGAGGGAGTCAAGCGTCGTTTCGGATCTCGATAAGAAAACGCTTCCTGTCATTCAGCGTCTCAAGTCGTTTCTTGTGTTTCCGGATCAGTGCAAGGACATATTCGATGACCCTGAATTCGGTGAGCGAATGGCTGTCGTCTATCCCGAGTATGAGGCGCAACTCGGAAAGCACAATGCCTTGGATTTCGGCTCGCTCATCTTGCGGGCCTACGAGTTGTTCGACCGTTTCCCCGCATTTGCGAGGCGATACCGCACGGTATACCCGTACATTTGCGTGGACGAATTTCAAGATACAAACGATGCCCAGTACAACCTCCTCAAGGCATTGATGGGTGATTCCTACAACAACGTGTTCGTCGTTGCCGATGACGATCAGATTATTTACCAGTGGAACGGGGCAAGTCACAAGCGGCTTGAGGAATTGGCTACTGATTTTGCTCCAACAGTAGTCCAACTTCCCGTCAACTATAGATGTCCCGCCGAGATTGTCGAACTTGCGAATAATCTGATAAGCCACAATCTCCTTCGCACCGAGCAAAAGCAACCCTTGGTTTCACATCTAGGCAGCACGGGCCAGGGTACGGTGCGAGTGTTTCCTGTGCTTGAAGACGATACTCAGGAAGCTGCTAGTGTGGCTGAAGACATAAAGAGCCACCATCGTGACAACCTGGATTCAGTCGCCGTGCTTGGGCGCAACCGAAGGCTTCTAGTCGGGGTAGAGACTGCACTTCGAGCTACAGGAATCCAAGCCGTAATTGCCCAACGCAAGGATGACTTTGAGAGTGCCCCACTGGTTTGGATGCATTCAATTCTGAAGTTGGCTAACGACAGGCAAGACCGCCAAGTGTTGGAAGCGGTGTGCGGAACCTTCAAGCAACTCACCAGCGTTGAGATTGACGACAGTGAGGTCGCTGCACACGCCGACGCATCGAACCAAGGGCTGTTTCGGCGTTGGATCAAGCATGCAGAATCCGCCAACCTTGATGCTGCCACATCGAGCGTCATCGCCAGTGCCAGTCGGCAACTTGGTGGTGGCAGTGAGTTCTTGCGGTTCTGCGTCTCGGTCTTGGAATGGTGTGACGGTGCTTCCCAACAGCAGAGTGGGCAGGCACAGAATGCCAGCGAGGAATTATTTGCGCTCTACTCGGAAGAGCGTCAAGTCTGGACTGAACTTGTCCGTGAAATAGTCGGGACTGTCGGTCAGGACGTGAGCCTTGAAGCTTTCCTTCAGGAACTCGAAATGCGTTCGAAGGAGTCGATGCCTGCGCCGGGCATGGTGCGACTCTACACAATCCATGGCTCGAAGGGCAAGGAGTTCGATCACGTGTATCTTGTGGGATTGGTGGAAGATGAACTCCCGTCTTTCCAGAGCATCAAGAAGGGTGACAGAAGTCCAGAGATGGAGGAAGAGCGCCGAAACTGCTTCGTCGCCATAACTCGGACAAGCCGCTCACTGACGTTGAGCTACGCCAAAACCTATCGTGGCTGGGGCAAAGAACTATCCCGGTTCTTGTACGAGATGGGTATCCTGCAACGCAAGTGATTGGTGGGAAGTGTCTTCTCACGACTGACAGGATAATTCGATGTGGATCTTCACGAAATACGGCTTTTTCAGTGCCGTCTGTGCTCGCCAAGGTGGTGGTTGGCATGGGCAACCAGTTGACCCGGATCGTGTGATGGTGCGAGCCCGTGTGAGGGGGGGCACCTTCACACGCTGAAAGACCGCTTTGCCGACCAGCTAGTCCACGCCGAGATCATCGAAACGAAGACGACTGACTATCGCTACCGGCTCTCTGTAGAGAAGGAGCGTTGGATCGTCAGACTGGGGAACCGGGGTAGTAGGCACGGACCGTGTGGTATTCGACGGTGACGTTGAACTTCTTCCCCGCGCCTGCCAGAAGTGCCAGGCAGTCATTCGCGTCGTCGCAGTCCCCGGATCCCACGAAGTTCGCGGCGCACGCGAACTTGTGATTGCGGCAGAACATGGACTGCGGATCGTACGTGTAGGTGTTCTTGAGGATCGGCAATCTGCCGGGAGACGACTCGAAACGATAGTCGTCACGATAGGTGAAGTACGAGCCGAAGCCGCAGCGATGGAACTCGACTCGAACCACGACGTAGGACCGGCACCAGACCCACTGCCGGTACGTGGTGCCGAAGAACTCCACGAACTGGATCACGGGATCGGACGTTCTCAGCGACGATGGGGTCAGCCATTGATACAATGGCTCGACGTTGTATCTCCCCGTGTGGGCGGAACTGGCATAACTCCACCCGATCCCGGCCGCCGTGTTGAGCGCCGCCACCTGGGCACTTACGGCCGCTTCCGAAGCCCCGTTTGTCAGAAGGTCGTCGAGGGCTTGCCACTGGGTGTAGGCAGTCTCCGCGGCTGCGTTGCCTTCCGTTTCGTAGACCAGGGGCAAATGTGTATTGTCCCACAACTCCGATGCGGTCGGGAATACGACCAGATCGTAGTCACGTTCTGTGTAGGATTGCTCAGTCCCAATCTGGCAGCAATTGCAGGGGGCCACGTTGGCAAGGTGCGCCTCGATCTCTTCAATCGATTGTGCCGGCCAGTAATCGGGAACCTCCGTGAAGCTGTCGTCGTCACACAGGACCTTGAGGAAGTCCTGCACGTCGACGATGTCCTGACGCCGCCACCTGTGAGGACTGGTCACCTCTTGCAAGGGATCGTCAGGCGCTTCACACCCATCGTCCAGGGCCTGTTGTCGCTTGTCATTCGCCTGCCGGATGAGGACATTCCAATCGGCCAGTCGAAATGGGCGATTCAGGTCGACCATGGCTACTCGTCCTCTTCCTGCAGGAACGCCGTGCCGGCGCCGAACTGTTCCGTGTCTGCATCGTACTTGAAGTCGAAGGCACCCTGGACCTCACGATCGTCGACATCGACGAGGGTGGCATCGGTGCCCATCTTGAGACGGCCGTCGCTGATCTCGGCGAAAAAGGTGGAGAACGTGGTGATGCTGTCTCCATCGCCGCCGGGGTCGCGGGAGTCGATGATCTTGGTCGTGGCGATGTCGATCAGCGTCGGTTCCATGACCTGGTAGAAGCCGGTGTTCTCGAAGGCGGGAGTGTCGATGCCGGGAAGGCGCTCGTCGTATACGATCGCCTCGCCCACGACCGGCTCCCCGGGGTCCTTGTCGCCTTGGTCGGACGGCTTCGGGTCGCCCCGGTCGGAGGTGGACCGCTTGGCGGCCTCGAAGCCGAAGGGATCAGGGTTGCCGTCGTACTCGACCCGGACGCCGCGCCGCAGGTCGTATCGGATGGGAAGTGCGCCCGTGGCCTCACGGCCGATCCCGGTGCCACCGTCGAACTCCTCTTCCTCTTCGATCGGCGTGGGGAACCTCAACTCTTGCGACACGTCCGCCGGGTAAGCGAAGTCGTAGGGTTCCATCTCGCCAGCCTTCACGGGCGTCCAACACTCGAAGTCGATCGAGCGGGTGTCGGAGTTGTAGTCGGCCTTCTCGACCAGCGATAGTACGTTGGAGTTGGCAACGTAGGGCGCGTTGAAGTCGAGCGTCACGGCGTCGAAGGTTTCGAGATTAAGCTTGTGGAGCGGCGTGCTGAACCGGGCCTTCTTCCAGGTGTTCGAGCAGCGGATCAGCCAGAACGTTGCGCTCTTGAGCACCATGTCGAGCTTGTTGTAGATATAGAAGCTGAACTCCCGCTCTTTCGTGCCGTACTTCCTGACGTTGTGACGAAGGATGACCTTGTTGTCTTCCTCCTGGGCACCAGTGGCCCGCCATCGGGCGACGAGTTTCGTCACCAGGTCTTCGGTCATCGTGTGCTGCAGCTCCAACGTGCCGACCTCGATGTCCGATTCGGTGATTGTGTCAGTAGGCGTCGGTTCGGCCGGCAGGTAGCGGAGGTGGAACGTGTTGTCCTTGAGCACAATGGCGCAACGGGCCTGGAAGGCGATCTCTTCGAGGGCTTGGAGAATTTGTTTGCGGTCGGTCAACGCAAAGTGGCTTGGGTAGTTGGCAAGGCGAGAGCGAACGGCATTGAACGAGGCGGCGTCCGTGTCGAAATCCGTGTTCTGCTGAATCAGGTACTCCATGATATCGACCGTGTTCGGGCCGACCGTGCCTTTGAACGTGATGTAGATTTGGTCGTCCCAGCTCAGATCGGTTCGTTTTGATAGAGCGTCGCTGAGCGTGACCATCGTGGCGATGACGGGGCCGTACTGCTCGGTGCTGACCGTGTAGAAATCCTCGGGCACGTCAATCAAAAAGCGACGGCCGGCGGATTGGATAAATGCCTTGACTCGCTTGACCGTGCCCGGCGTGATGCTGACAACGAACCGTTGCGGCTCGGACGTGGCGACGCGAACCTGGGCACCGGCGTCGGCGAAGAAGTAGCCGGCCGTGTCACCCGTGATGTTGCCGTTGGGCACGAAGCGATTGAATCCGAACGGGCCGCTGGGAAAGGTCGTGCCATCGGCCCTCGGCGTAACCAGCGGGTCGCCCTGTCTGGGATGCTCGGCCGATTGCACCGAGAACTCGTCGGTTTCGCCGAGGAATGAACCGGCGAACTTCGCGCCGTTGATGTCCAGCGTGATCGTCCCGCGCGGGAACTCCTCGCCGCCGAAGACGCGAAACGTGGTGAACTGCGCCGTGGCGTTGTAGGTGCTCCATCCATCGCCGGTCCCAAAGCTGGCTACAATCGTCTTGGCTTGGTCGGTGAGAACGTTAAGGACTTCGTTCTTCTGCTGCTCGAAGCGGTCCTTGTTCGCCATGAATCCTTCGAGTTGCTTCTTGAGTTCCTCATCGCCCGAGGCCGCCGCCTCGCTGACGCTCCAAAAGCCATTGGCGTCGAGCCAGTCGCCGATCTGCTCATTGATGTAGGCCAGGATGCGGTTGATGGCAAACATGCGGTGCGGCAAAAGGAAGTCGATGACGCCGACGCCGGTGGCGAGCGTGCCGGTGGCCGGTTCATTGAGTGGTACCCCCTCAACGTGGACGCATGTTCCAAAACACATCGGCCACGGCCGGCCGATCAGGTCCTCGGGGATGCTCTCAAACTGTCCTTCCTCGGGCGAGAAACCGATCTCGGCGTCTTCGATTTGCGAGATGATGTCCAGCGACACGGTGCGGTCGCCCTCGCTCCAGACCACCGGCGAACTGATCTTGCCACGGAATAAGAGGAACTTGTCGGACAGGTCCAGGCCGTCGAAGTATTGGAAGACCCGCACATCGCGCTGGTGAACGTCGTGGCTGTCGAGGATGATCTTGATCGAGCCATCGCTGTCGTCGAGTGTCACGCTGAGTTGCTGGGAGTCGGCGTTGCCCGAGACGTTGATGACGTTATCGAGTGGTCCGACTTCGAGGATGCGGCCGGGGATCGGGCCAACCGTGCGATCGGCGTAGGAGAGCGGCGCGTCGCCGTCGATCCAATCGACTTCGATGATCGTGACAGGTTCGTTGCCGAGCCGCTCGGCGATCTGGTTGAGGGCGTCATTTGATAGATTGCGGGCCATTACTGCTTCACCCCTTCAAACTCCAATTGGATCGTTTGCATCTCGCCGCCGGGCCAGCCGCCTGCCCGCTTCGGTGTGCTGAACTCGAATGGGTTGCTCGTGAAGTGGCCGACCCAGACCTCCCCAAAATGGTCGGTGAGCCGAACCCGTGCGGCGAAGTAGGATTGGATGAAGGCCCGCAGCTCAAGGGCCTTCATCCGGCTCAGGCCCAGTGGGAGTGTGAGCCGACGCCGGCCGGCCTTCGACTTGACGTAGGTGTAAAGCGTGCCGTCCATCGCCCGCCGGGTGGCGACTTCACAAGTCTCGGCCTCGCCGTCGCCAAACTGCGGATTTGGCAACAGCGTGACGGTCTGGATTGCCGGATAAGGGGCGGCAAGCTCGATCATACCGGGGTGCCTTCAAATTCGAGTGCCGTGCTGATGTTGTGCGGGCCGTTGCGGATGATCGGTTCGTCGGGCGAAACGATCACGCCGGCCCAATGCCGCTTTTCCCAGTCCCGCAGGCTGACTTCCTTGCCGAGCGTTGCAGTAATGAACGAGAGCAGCGATTGGGCTTCGTCCTCCTCCAGGCCGACGAACTCCAAGGTCAACTGTTGCACCTTTGGCCAGATTGGATCGGCAAAGACGACCAGCGTGCCGCCGCGGGTCTCGCGGTTGATTCGCTGGAAGCGGAGCCGGTCCTTGTTGTCCAATTCCGGGCCCCGGAGTGTGACGGTCATCGTGGGTACATCGACCGGCCAGTAGAGTTGGACGCCCTCGACACGCTCCAACGTCGGAACGGTGGTTGAAGGTGGGGCCGGTGCGTTGGGATCGTCCGTCGAGCCAACAAACGGCGTGTACGCTCGGTTTACGCAACCCTCGACGAGCACGAGGTTGACCGCTTGGTGCAGGCTGAGCGTCGTGCTGGCTGAGACGAACCGCTCGATTGTGCGCGATGCCTGCTGGTCCAGCGCGAGCGTACTGGTTGCCACCTTGCTCGCCGTGGCCGAGGCAGTATGCCTAAAGGTGAGTTGGCTGACGGCGTCGCCGGTCGGCGTCGGGTCGGTCCACTGCGTGAGCGCTAGGGCGCTCATGGCCGTGGCGCTGATCCCGTCGGCACGAACGTGAACGACCCCCGCTCTCTGGGCGAACGACAGGATGTTCCCGGTCGGCTCCGGATCGACGTAGATGTAGGCGCCGGCTGAAGCGAAGATGCCGTGCTCGACTTCGATCTCGTTAAACGTGAGCCGGTCGAGCGTGATTTCGGTAAAAAAGATCGGCGTAGTGGCCGCGACGTGGGTGACCTTGTTGCCGTGGGCTCCGCTGTCCAGGTCCAGACTGTTTGCGCCATCGAGGTGGATCGTAGAATTGCGCCCTTCGGCCCAATCCCACAGCCAAAGCTGGCTTTCGGCCGAAACCTCGATTGTGGGCACGGCGAGGCCGGTGGCCGAAGCGGCGAATGTGAGAGCATTGGACGCCGAGACCGCCTTGCTCAAGCTGCGTTCCGCTTGGCTGCCCAGCGACAGCGGACTGCTCGCCCCAATGGCGTGGACCAGTGTAACTGAAGCCTGGTCGGTTACGGTCAGCGTATTCGAGGCCGAGCATTCAATTGTGGAAGTGGCAAGACCGGTCGTCGAATCCGAGAATGCGAGGGTGCTGGACGCCGACACTACGGCGCTCAGATTGCGCACGGCTTGGTGGTTGAGGGAAAGCGGACTATTCGCTTCGCCAAGAATCACTGCCGCCCTCGTAGCCTGGACACCCAAACCCAGAGTGTTCTCCGCGGAGACTACGAAGGAGCCGACGCCGCTGGCTGCGTCTTCCAGCGCAAACGTACTGGTGGCGGAGGCATGGCGGACAACGGAACCGGTTGCTTGTTGAGAGAGTGTGAGATTGGAGTGGGCATTCCGGATGACCTCGCCGATTGCCTGACCCAGAAGCGACAGTGCGTCCGTGGCCTGAACGACAAAGGCCACGTTCGCTTCAGCCGCGCTGGCTAACCCCAACGCATTCGAGGCGGAGCAGACGGCCACCTTGCTCGCATCAGCCGCATCATCCAACGCAAGGACACTGTCGGCAGTGACTTGGCGGACGACTGTTTGGGCGGCCTGCTGTGAAAGGGTGAGAACCGACTGGGCGAGCTTGACCACGTCGCCGGCGGCCTGGCCCGCGAGCGATAGGGAGCCGTACGCATCGACGAAGTAGACAGTGCTGACCCCGGCGCCATCGGAAAGGCTCAGCGTGTTGGAGGCAGAGCGACCGATCGTTCGATGGACGGCGGCAGTGTCCGAAAGCGACAGTGTGTTCGCAGTCGACCGGCCGGCGACTGTGTTGTATGACGCCGATTGCGAAACCCCGAGGTCATTCCCCGCGCTTACGAACGTGCCTTCAGGCAAAGCGGCGAGGACCTCTACGCCCTGCCGGGTGACGATCAGTCCGGGCGCATTCTGCCCCAAAACCTCGATCCCTTGCCGGGTCACTTCCAAGCCGGGCGGCGGGGGCGGGTCGGAGGCCATGACCTCGACTGCCTGGCGAGTGACGCGCAGCTTTCGCTCGGGTGCCGGGTCGGACCCCATCACCTCGACCGCCTGGCGGGTGACGCGCAGCACGCGCTCGGGCGACGGGTCGGACGCCACCACCTCGGCAACCTGGCAAGTGGTCCGCAGCAGTCGCTCAGCCGGCGGATCGGAGGCCACGACTTCGGCGACTTGCCGGGTTACGCGGAGATCGGCCATGTGGAAACGTCCCTCTTACTGCGGTCAGGTTCCCACCTTGATGCCGAATTGCGTGCCGCCCACACCCGTAGCGGTCCACGCGGAGCCGGTATCCGGGTCCGTTTCCAGAATCCGCGTGGCCACTTCGTAACCATCCGTGGCGACGTTCGTTGCCTCTCCGTCGCTAGTTGTGGTGCCGGACTTGACGGGTTGATAGAAGTCGATGTCTCCAGGGAACTCGTTCATCCGAACGTCCGTGTTGACCTGCAGTCCGAAGATCGGTTCCGTGGTGATCGTCGAGAGGTTGCCGAAATCGTAGAGATCGGTGTCATCTTCGGTGCCGCTCTCGACATGGGACGTGTCATCGTCCGTCGGAACGTCGTCGACCATCGCGTAGTTGTCGGTGCCGGAACCGGGCGTCCAATCACTGGCATCGCCATCAGCGCTGGGCAGAATGCCCTCGACGACAACCCGGCCCAAGAAATCGTTGTTGGTCGTCCCGTCGATGTCGCAGATATAGATGTCGTCAAGGTGCTGATAGTACGACCCGAACTGGAATCGCACAAAACGCGAATCGCCGTCACTTCGCGTATCCACGTCCGAGTCGCTCAGCACGTTCACACTGTCGACGCGGACCTCGTAGGAACCGGCCGTATCGTGGCACACCACCTTCGCTTCGATGTAGTGCCACTTTTCGAGTGCCAGTGCAGGAGCCGAAGTCGTGGCCAGGTGGCTTCCGCCCCCGCCATGCGCGGAAAGCCGGCCGTCACTCTGAACTTTGAGCGAGAACTGAAAGTAGGTGGAACTGGCGAGCCGCCCGATAACGAGGATTTCCTTGTCGTCGGGAAAAGACGATTCAAACTTCACCGCCATCCCGACAATCCACGTATCGTTGGTTGGGATGTCGTCCGCGGGCACCACGTAATAGAAATACTGGTAGGTCCTCGGATAGGAGAACGCCCCTTGGAGCGAATAGCCGCCGGTGCGTCCGGTTGCCAGTTTGACCTCAGAGCAGTAGTTGGAAAGGGATACTCCGTGGAATTTCCCGTATTTCCGATTCAGGATGTCTTCGACGAGCGATCCGGTCGTCGTACCGAACGTCTCGAAACCTTCCATCCATCGCAAAGACATGACTGCACCGCCTATCTGGTTACGTGCCCACCTTGATTCCGAACTGTGCGCCGTTGACGCCCGAGACGGTCCATGCGGAGGATGTGTCCGGGTCCATTTCCAAGACCCGTTGGACCGACGTGTAGGAGTCGTCGGCAATGTTCGTCGCGTCCCCGTCACTTGCCGTGGTGCCCGATTTGACGGTCTGGTAGATGTCTAGGTCGCCGGGAAAGGCCGTCATCCGCGGCTCCGTCTTGAGCACAACGCCCAAGATGTCTTCGTCCGTAATCGTCGAAAGGTCGGTGTACCCATAAAGGTCCTCATCGCCCTCGGTGCCACTCTCGACGAAGGAAGTGTCGTTGTCGGTCGGGTTGTCGTCGACCATCGCGTAGTTGTCGGTGCCGGAGGCGGGCGTCCAATCGCTGCTGTCGCCATCGGCGTCGGGGAAGATGCCCTCGACCATGATTTGCCCCAAGAAGTTGTTGTTGACCGTGCCGTCCGTGTCGCAGATGTAGATGTCGTCGAGGTATTGATAATACTCGTCACAACGGAACCGGACGAATCGCGTGTCCGCCCCGGTGCGCGTGTCGACATTCGAGTCGCTCAACACAGCGACGCCGTCGACGCGGACTTCGTAGGAACCGGCCGTGTCATGGCATACGACCTTCACCTCGAAATAGTGCCACCGGTCCTTCTTGTAGACCGCGTTGACCGTCGTTGCGAGGTGCGTGTTTCCGGCCCCATACACGGCGACCTTCCCGTCGTCGAGCAGTTTCAGAGCGAAGTTCCAATAGCTCGTCGACGGGCTGGTATGGGCCAGGACAACGAGGGAGTTGTTGTCGGGAAAGGACGAATCGAACTTGACCGCCAGACCGATGATCCAAGTGTCATCAGTTGGCACGTCATCGGCAGCGACGGCGTAGTAGAAATACTGGTAGTTGCTGTTGAGCGCAACGGCAGAACGCCCGCCGTTGCGACCTGTCGCCAACTGCATCGACGAAGCATAGTTGCTCAAGCCGATGCCGTGGAAGTTGCTGTATCTGCGATTTAGACCATCGTAGACCGTGTCGCCGATCGTCGTTCCGAATGTTTCAAACCCCTCGGCCAGTCGCAGAGCCATCACACCATCTCCCTTAGCTGGTCTTTTTGAAGCCAAACTCGGCGGCGTTGACGCCCGCGGGTTCCCAGGCGGCGGACGTGTCCGGGTCTTGCTCGAACACAGTGGCAACCGTCCTGAAGTTCGTCTCGTCGGTCACAGTCTCCGCCGCGGACTCAGACTCCGTGGTGCCGGATCGGACGACGTGCGCGAGGTCCTGGTTGGCGACGGTGAGCTTGCGTGCGTCCGTGTTCACCTGCACGCCGCGAATCTGGTCGGGGCTGCTGGTGAGGTTTTCGTAGCCGTAGGTGTCCTTGGCGTCTTGCGTGGTTGTCGACACGTTGTCCGTGCCGTCCAGGTCGCTCGGGTTCTCGTCCACCAGCGCGTAATTGTCGGTGCCGCTGCTTGGTGTCCAGTCGGACGAATTGCCATCGGAGGTGGGTAGCAGACCTTCGACAAACACGGGGCCGATGAAATCGTTGTTGACCGCCCCGTCGCCGTCACAGATATAGATGTCGTCGATGAACTGGCCGGTGGTATCTGCGGCGAACTCAATCAGACTCGCCGGCGTGCCTGTGTCGACCCCGCTGCCGCTGGCCGACTCGATGCCATCGACTCGCAGTTCCCAGCTTCCGGTAACCGCATCGATCACGACCTTCAGTTCGATGTAGTGCCACGCATCATCCCAGAAGACCGTCTCCTCGCCGCCTGAATCGCCACTGGTGCCGAGCGTTGTCGACCCCTCTTTGACGAAGATTCTCCCGGAGGCGTCGGTCTCCAGATCCAGCGAGTTGAAAATCCGTAAGATGTCATCTCCGTTGCTTGTGTTCCCCTTCATCGCGAAGCCGACGATCCAGGTCGTCTTTGTATCGGGGAACTGCTTGCGAAACCCGAGACCCGAGTAGCCTTGGCATTCCAGGCTCTTGCCCAAGAAACGGCCTTCCGCCAGATACCCTGCAGAAGAGAACCACGACGTATCCCACTTCGCGGCAATACCGGCCTCCACGCCGGTCTGGGTGGCCGCGCCGGTGCCGGTTCCGTAGAGTTCAAAACCTTCGATCCAGCGTAGTGCCATGTGGCGTCTCCTCTGCGCATTGGGTAACACCGATCGGGCGCGCTTCCCGCGCCCGATCGGTGGCGGTGCGGGCTTCGGTGCTTAGGCCGTGACCGTGTAGGTGGCCTTGAGTTGGTCGCCGTTCTGGACGTCCACGTCACCCGAGTCGAACAGGGCGGTGGCCCAGAGGGTCGAGCCGGCCGCGTGGTCGCCCTTGTTCTCCGGGGCCGTGCCGCCGCCGACCAGGAACAGGCCCTTGATCGTGCCCGTGGCCGTGATGTCGAACACGACGACCGTGCCGTTGGTGATCGTCTGGGATGCGGCGGCGTCGGGGTTCCACACCGGCCGGGTCGTGGCGCTGTCGCCGTTGCCGGGGTCGGTGTAGTCGGCGAACTCGTCCCAGCCGTTGCCCGCCTGGTCGATCTCGTCGTAGGTGTCGGCGGCTGCCAAGGCGGTGAAGTTGGCGTTGTCGATCAGCCCGAGATACCAGGTGGTGATCTGCGTGGCGGCATCGAACTGGGTGTTGAGGATCTGGTCCTTGCCCTCGTTGGTGATACCGTTGGGGAATTCATACACGCCGATCAGTCGGCCGTCCCGCCAGTGTTCGACCTGGAAGCGACCACGAGGGCTGAGGTTCGAGGCGGCCTGGGGCTTAGTGGGGCGCACGATCTCGACGCCCGCCTTGTTCTAGAGGTTGAGGTGACTTTTCATCGTCGATCTCCAGAGAAGAGAAGGGTGGGATGGGACTACAGGGTGGACGTGCCGCGCCGCAGTTCGCGCCGGACGCCGGCGGCGATGGTTCGCGCGGTTTGACGGGCGGACTGACCGCCTTGAACGCTGACGTGGATGTCGCCAATGTTCGTGACCGGCCCGCCCTCTTGGCGGTAGACCGGCCGAACACCGGCGTTGATCGCTACAAGCTCGGAGAAGAACCTGCGGGCCGACCGGGCGTTGACCACGAACTCGCCAGGAGAGAGCATGGCCGGAATGGTATCGGTGCCCTGCGGCAGAAAACCGCCCCCAGCCAGATGGCGGGCGACTTGGACCAGGCCGCCGGCCGACAGTTTTTGGACCAACCCGCCCTTGGCCGAGGTCACGGTCGCAGCGGTCGGGATGCTCGGCATATTGATCTGACCGCTTGCCCGCGCCATTCGCTCGAACGCATCGGCTGCGGCCAAGCTCGATTCGGCCAGGGATCGGGCCGGGCTGGTCGCGTTGCTCAGGTTGAATTGAACCTGGCTGGTGGAGGTGGCGGCCCGTTTGCTTTCCTGCTCGACCTGGTAAAGGAACCGCTCGACCTGGCGGAGTTGCTCTTCCCCGCCGCCCTCGGCGAACGGGTTGCCTTTGAGCTTTTCTCGAACTTCCAGGCTCTCTTGGAGGATCTGCAAGTTCCGCCCCAGAGCGTCATACTCGGCGCCGACGATGAAGCCCTTGTTCTCTTCGTAGAACGCCCGGGCACGGTTGAACAAGTCGATGAACTTTTCGCGGGTCAGGTCCGAGCTGCTGTTGAGCCGGACCATCTCCTCGGTGAGCATCGTCAAGCCCTGTTGGGTATCGCTCAGCTCCTTGGTCCGCTCCGGGCTGTAAAGCCACCCGAGGAATTCTGTTTCGGTGAACCCGACCGGATCGAGCGGGTCGCTGACATTACCGCGAATCCGCACGAAGTTTTGCCGCAATTGTTGCTCAGCAACTCTCGCTTCGGCCCGCTGCCGTAGCAGTTCGTTGCGCCGGTCGAATTGCTTCTGAACCGCCTCGCCGATCCGGGCGACGTCGCCCGCGAACTTCTCGCCGCTGAGGGCTTCCAGATCGGGAAGGAACCGAAGCTTCACTTCGAGGTCACGGGTCGATTCCTCGATCTGGGCGTTCAGACCGGCCAGCGCCTCGGGGGCGGCCCGAAGGGTTTTGATCTGGGTCGAGTCGAGTTGCCGGGACAGGTTGCGGCTGAGGTTGGTCAGATCGATGATCTGCCCAACGTCGAGGCTCTCGCTGGTAAGGGCGATCCGCCGGAACTCGCGGAACGCCTCCTGGTAGCTCGCAAGCCGCTTCGCCCGCTCGGCCGCCGGGAGTTCCTTGTCGTCCTCGAATAGACTGGCCGACTCTTGCAGCCGCACGGAGAGAACCTTGAGGCGGTCCAGGTTGCGATTCTCACGGTCTGCCGCTCGCTGCGCCTCTTGGGCTCGGCGCTGTTGGCTCTGCCGCAGTTGCTCCTCGGCGACAAGCTGCTGCTGTAAGACACCTCGGACGGCTTCGGCTGCTTTGGCTTCGAGTTGCCGGTTCTTCGTCCGATCGGCGATGGCCTCGGCCTGTTTGGCGAAGGCCGCCGCGCGGTCGAACTGGGCCAGGGCATCGCTCGTCTCTTCCGTGGTGGTGGCGCGGGCCAACAGCGCCGCAGCATACTCGGCGACCTTCTCTGCACGCTGGGTGTACCGCTCGAACTGCCGCGTGTCGCCCAGTCGCTTGTTGTTCCGCTCGAAGGCGTCGTCGGAGAGCCGATCCCGGACTGAGATGCTCCGCCGTTGCGACTCGGTGACGGCCGCGATCGCGTCCTCTTCCATCTGCTGGTAGCGGCGAACCCGGTCTTCCTGCACGCGGATGATCGCGTCGGCCGTGCTCTTCGTATCTTGGACAAGTCGTTCGTTCGCCTCGCGAGCGGCATCGACGTTCTGGAAGTGGAGCTTCCGCTGCTCGGCGATCTGCTGCTGGACAATCTGCTGGATCTTCTTCGACGCCTGCTCGGCCGCTTTGACCCGCTCCTCCTCGTCGGCGCGGAACTTCCGCATGACTTCCCGCGACGCCTCGGTGCGGATCTTGTCGTACTGCCGACGCTGCTCGACGATCCAATTGCCGATCCCCTCGCCGAGCGACTTGGCGATGCCGGCCGCCGCCAGCCCGGCCGCAAAGCCACCGATGGCCTTGTTGGCAAGCGACGCATCCTTCGCCAAGGTTCGGGCCTTCAGGCTCGCATAGGCCGCCTTCACAGCAAATGCAGTCAAGGCCAGCGCCCCCGCGCCCAACACGGGCACTAGGGCCTTACCGACGCCAATCAGCGTGTCCACGCCGCCGATCACACCGAAGAAATCGCGGGCCGTCTTCACCAGGGCCGTGCCCAGTTCGACGGTGAAGAAGTTCTTGAGCTTGTTCAGGTCTTTCGTGACTTGCTCAACGTCCGTCTCCATGATGGCCTGGAACTGGTCGTTCAGTTCCGTGAGGTCCGTCTTCTCCAGTTCCGCCAGGCTCCGCTCGAACGCATCGGCCCCGGTCCCGGTCAGTCGAAGCACTGCGTTGAGGCCCCGCACCCGCGGGAAGAGCTTGGCGATGGACGTGGTGGAGCCGTCGGTGGTCGAAATCACCGCCTTCATCGCACCGACGAAGCCGAGTGCCGACACAGCTTGCTCGCCCGACTCGTACCCTAACTGACGCAGGGCCTTCTTCATCGCCGTGGTCGGTTTGACCAGCGCGGTCATCGCGCCACGAATCTGCGTGGCGGCCTCGGCCGTCTTTACGCCGCCGATCGTCACGGCTGCATACGATGCCTGCAATTCGTCGAGACTGATGCCAAGCTGCGCGGCCATCGGCGCGGTCCGGCCGAAACTGACGGCCAATTCGCTCGCTCGGGTACGGCCCAGCTCGATCGTCTTGAAGAACTTCGCTGCGACCGTTTCGGATTCCGACGCATCCTTGCCGAAGGCGTTGAGCGTACCGGTGAGCAAGTTGACCGAATCCTCGGTGCTCGCTACCGCAACCTTCGAGAACTTCAGCGAGGTGGTCAGCACGTCGACCTGGTTGGCCGTGCCCTGAATCTGGTTCGAGATGACCTGATACAGGCCCTCGCTCACATCGCCGAGCGGTTGGTTGAATTCGTCCGACAGGCCCCGCACCGTGGCGGCCAACTGATTGAGGTTCTTGACCGGCGAGATGGTGCGAATCTCGGCGATCTGCCGCTGGAAGTCGATCGAGTCGTTGTAAGCGTCGTTGATGGCGTTGCGGACCATGCTCAGCGCACGGACGATCATTTGCGTCGCCACGACGCGGGCCAGCGTCTCCCAACTGATCGTCAGGGCCTTGGTGGAGCGGGTGCCCGTCTCGCCCAGCTTGCCGTAGGACTTCTCGACCCGCTGGAGCCCATCAGCGATCTTGTTCTCCGCGCCGGTGAAGCTCTGGCCGAGGTTGTTTTGGATGCGGCGGACGTCATCGAGTGACTTGCCCGACCGCTTGGCGTATTCGGCAACCTTGGTGGCCGCACTCTCGAAGGCCCGCTTGTGTTGGGTACGGGCGACAGCCGGTATCTCGCCGAACTTGGCCTTGACGTTTTCCAGATGGTTCAGGACCGAATCGGCTTCCGAGCGGGTCGACGCTGCTGTCCCCGAAGTGCCTGGAGTCGATCCTGTTGCTGCCCCGCGTGCCCGTGCAAGTCGGTCGAGACTGGCGAATGCCCGATCCGCCTCACTCTTGATCCGCTTCAGCGCCCCGACCGTCTTGCCGGCCCGCTTGTTGAACAGATCGAGACCTTTGCCCGTCCCACCGACTGTTTTCTCGAACTTCGCCAACACGCCGTCCAACTCGCGCAGCGTGTTGAGCGCTTGCGAGGCATCGAAGCCGAGTTTGGACGTGAGTTCTTCCATTGCTGTCGAAGCCGACGCGACCCGTCAGCGCGGGTCTTGGCCGAACGGCCGTGGAGGTGGAATGCGTGGGGCCGGCCGATCAAGAGACCTTGATGCGGACGGCCTTGATGTGGCGGCGGGGGTCGGGCAGCCGCACCTTTTGGGCGAACTGCCGAAACGCTTTGGCGCCGGCCTCTTGGAACTGGTAGGGGCCGGGCTGTTTCAGTCGGTAGAAGAGTCCGGGGTCGGGAGTGATATTGGCGTTGTTGAACTCGTTGTAGATGAGGTGTTCGAGCGTGGTCGCATAGTGGAAGTGGTACGTGCCCTTGCTTCGGTCGATCTCCAGGCCGCCGTCACCGGCACGCCGACCTTTACTGCGGCGGTCGGGGGCAACTCCGGCTGTCCCGGCCGTGAGCGAAAAGCCTACGGCCCGGGCCAGGTGGTAGAACGTCGAGACCGACGCTCCACTCCACACGGGGATCAGGGCGACGACCGTGGCGTCCAACCATTCATGGGCCGCCTCGGCAATCGCCTGGCTGAAGTCCTCGTGCAGGGCCGCCCGGTAGCCGGTCAGGTCGATGCGTGGTGCGCGGAGCGTTCCTTTGAACTTCATGGTCAGCAGCCCTCACCCTCTCGGCGGCTCGGCGGCGCCCCTGGGCATCCGTGCCCCGGCCAGGTGAGCCTCCCGCTCCGCTTTGTCGTGATCCCGCACCTGGTCGTAGGCGAGAATCAACGCCTGGGTGTGGACGCCGCAGTCCTCCCAGTTGGCCTTCACTCCTGGCGGCCGGACGCCGAGTCGCTCGCAGGCTCGCCAGACGGCGTACTCTCCGGTTCGGTACTTGGGCCAGAGGATGCGTCGCTGGCCGGCTGCTGACCACGTAGAAAAACCTGCCGCGCCTCTTCGAGCTTCGCTTCGTCCAGGCAGTTGGCTTCCCAGACGAGCCCAACGACGCGGTTGATCTCTACCTGCGAGAAGCCCGCGTTGCGGAGGTCTTCGGTGTAGTTCGTCCACGTTTTGGGGTTGTCCGGGTCGACGGTGTCCCACTCGACCTCGGACGGTTCGAGCGACTTGACGACCATGTAGGCCACGCGGCGGCGGCCGTGGGCGATCATGGCGCTTCGCCAATTCGCATCGTCTTCGTTCGGTTCCTTGCCCGCCTTGGTCAGGCGAACAGGCGGCTTGGGCTCGGGACACAGCTTGTCGAACTCGTCCATGTCGGCCAGGCCACGGGCGCGAAACACGATCTGGTCTTCGCCGCGCGGCAGGACAAGGACCTCTTCGGCCGGCAGTGTGCCGGGGTCGATTCCACCGATCTTCATAGGTAGGCTCCGATTGGAGGGATGTGACAAGGGGAAGGAGAGGAGGAGGGATCGCGAGACTACGATTGGCTCTCGCGGCTGATGGTCGGCTCGACGGCATTGCACCGGCCGCTGACCGAAACGGTTGCCTCGCCCAGGTCGAACTCCTTGCTGTCAGCGCGGAAGTCGGGGAAGATCGAGATTTCCATGTCGGCACCGCCGCAGGGCGGGATGTGCTCGACTTCGACGTCCACGGCGAAGGGTTCACACGGGTCGGCCGAACTGCTTACCCACTCGGCGGCCCCGCCACGACCCTTGATGGCATCCATCGGCGTGATGGCCTCGCCCGTGCCGGTGGTGACAAACTCGTAGACGAAGTCGAGGTTCACGTCCATCGGCACCTGATTGCCTTCGCGCACGGTGTCCAACTGACCGCGATCCAGTTCGTACTCGTACTCCGAATTCTCGGTGTACGTCAGGTTTCCGTCGCCGACCTTCACGTCAATCTGCTGTGGCAGGAACGTAATCACGGCATCATCGACCGGGATGCCGTCGGCGGTGGCCAGTGCCGGCGTGAACTCGATGTTCGTGGTCGTTGCGCTGCCATCGGCGGGCGTGCGGCCGGTGACGGTGTAGGTCACGTCGGTCGCGCCGACGACGGTGAATCGGGCTCCGATCGGAACCACGTCGGTCCCCAGCTTGCCGTTGACGACGATGGTGTCGATGTCAAAATCCGTGTCGCCGTCAGCAGGCGGCGTGGTCGATTCGTTGACGGCGGCCGTGCCGCTGAAGCCGTCAAGAATTCTGATTGTAGCGTGTCTCAACTCTATACGCGCCATTACTACATCTCCTGTCAAGAAACTAGAGGTAACAAGTTCCGTGTGGCCAATTGCCAGACTTAGCGTGTTGCTGAAGACGCCATCTAAGTGTGCTGTAATTCACACCCAAGGCTTCAGCAGCTTCTTTGACACAGCCATACTCGGCTCCATCCACAAGGACACGTTTTGCGCGGTGGGACTTTGTGCCCTTGCGTGATTCACTCATGCGACGGCGGGCTTGAGGCGAAGCCTTCCGCCCCTTTGAAGCCAAACCGATTTGTCGGCCATGTTCCTTTCGATCAAAAGGCTCATAAGTAGCTTTGCCGCTCTCGACAAGTCGCCGCACTGTTTCACGGGACACTCCGAGACCTTCTGCTGCATCCTTCATGCAACCATATCGAACACCGTTCAGAACGGCGGATTTGGCACACGGATGGTCCGCGCCCCGCCCGTTCATCTCGCGAAGGCGAGTAAGCACTTCCGGGCTGCATTCTCTTCCTTTGCAGGCTTCACTGATCTTTCGGCGGGTTTCCTCAGAATGCGGGCCAAGCTCGCTTCCGCTGTGAGCTTCACTCATCCTCCGTTTGGTTCCATCCGACGCTTGCCACCCAAGCGATCCATCACCACCCAGCGTTAGGTTGTACCCAGATGGTGCGAAGGTGTCTAAAGCGAGGACTGTACGGTACTCCATCATCTTGGCCCATCGATCATCTCCCTCGTACCAAGGTTCAAATAGCAGGCTGTTGATTCCGTACTTCTGGATCGCTTGATAAACAAGTTGTGAACCATGCCCTGAGATGTGCTCTCGACAACGTCTCTCAAAGTCGACAGTAGCACCGACATACTGCTCACCAGTGATGAGGTTCGTTATGACGTAGACCGTCGTCATGTGGTCACCATGAGGTGCATTCTGTACCGGGCATCGACGGCGCTCTGGCGGAGCCGATCGTCGCGGCTGATCTGTCCGAAGTGAATCACGCGGATCGCATCCCGCTTGCCGGAGCGGAGCGTGAGGCAACCGAGTAGCGACTGGTCGTCATCCGGCCCTTCTCCCCACTTCCGCACGGGGATCGGCCCGCCGGCCGCTTGAAGCAACACGCCGGCTTGCTGCACGATGTCGTAGGCGTTCTTGGTCTGGCCGCCCATCATGCTCGTCAGCAGCAGGTTCACGTCCACGTCGAGCCGAAAATAGCCCCGGCTGAGTTCCGTTACGGCCGGGCCGTTGATGCGGAATTCGACGTGATCGTTCGCCCGCATCTTCTCGGCCTCGCGTTCGTCGAGCCCTTCAATCAGGATGGGCAGTTCGATCCCGTCGGCCGCCTGCTTGAAGTAGTCGGCGGCCGAGGCGAATATCCATCGCGGCCAGTGCGGGTTGGGGATGCTCATTGTCGACTGGCTCCCACCGCGAGGCTCAACAGGCTATCGGCCGTGACCAGGTGGACTTGTTCGGGCGCACGGCCCATCAGTTCCTTGCCGACGACGATCCATGCCGCACCGAACTCGAATTCCCAGATGGCCTTGATCTCGTAACGACGGCCGTTGTAGACCAGCCAGTCGTCGCTGGTGAACACAAAGCCATCCGGCATATCACGGGCGTCGATGATGAATTTTCGTAAGCCGCTATCGAAGCTGCCACCATAGACGAACGCCTTGTTGGCCGAAATCTGCGAGATGCTCTGGATCACCTCGCGGCTGACCTTGACGGGCAAGACGACCGCCCGCCGGACGACGAACACGTCCTTGTCGATCTGTTTGCGGCCGGTTCGCACGTCGGTCTCGGTGTCATTGAGACGATAGACGCTCACCGTTCCTCCGTACTGCCGTTTGAGCGAGTACAAGGTTCGCTGGATCATCCGATTGAGCGTGCGGTCGGCCGGGTACATCAACGTTTACCTGTCCAGGGCCCTTTCCAGCCGCTGCATAACGACCGTGTTCTGGGCGATCACGGTCGAGCAACGATCGACCAGTGGCAGCAAAACCTCCCGCTGCTCGTCTTCAAGGGTCTCGATCCGCGCGGCCAGCCGGTCCTCCCGGCGATAATCCCGCCACAGGAAGAAGATCACGGCAATCAACAGCGGCCCGAACTGCTTGAGCAGCCACATCAGGTCCATGAAGTTGTCCACGGTGCGTTCCTCGACAGCGTTGGAGACAAGACGGGCAGAGCAAGAAATGGGAAGGGACGCCCGGCGCGGAACACGACGAAAGCGTGCCGCACCGGGCAATCCCCCGAACGACAAGAAGGCGATCAGCCCTGGAGCACCACGGCCAGGTCCGGGTCGAGGACCGCGACGCCGGCCAGGATGTCCATGTTGACGACCGTGCCCTGCTTGATGCTGTTGTATTGCATCGTGATACGCATGGCGATGTCGTTGTACGCTGCCACGGCGGCCATCACGCCCATCGACTGGTTGGGCAACGCCAGCGGCCGGGTGACCAGGGCCAGGGCGTCACGGTGCAACGCGAGGTTCATCGCGCCAGCCGGGCCGGGGAAGGCTAGGTCGTTGTCGGCCAGGGCGGTTTCGAGCGGGCGGTCGAGCCAGACGACCCGATCGGAGCCCGATGCCTCCGACTCGATCACCGTGTAGGTGTGGCGGCTGCCACCGGTGCCGAAGGAGACGAGCTGACCGACCTGGAGCGACTGGGTGAAGCCGTCGACCGTGATGCCCTTGGTGTAGTCGGCCGGGTAGTCGCCCTTGACGCTCTGGGCCTTGTACACGGTGATGGCTGCGCCGGCCTCGGTGGCGAACTTGTTCGCCTCGTGGAGCGTTACGGCCGTCGTGTCGCCAGCGGCGGTCGTGGCCGCGGTCACGTAGGTAGGCTGGTCGTTGCCTTCGACCACGGCGTACTCACCCGCCTGCGCCTCATAGCCGGTGATGGCCACTGCCTGCGAGCCGGTCGCACCGATGCTCGCGGCATTGGTCACGGTTCCGGTCGCCACGTCGGACGTGCCTTCGGCGATGTCGTTGACGTTCTGGTCCATCCAGGTGTCGAAGCCGAGGATGCGGCCCAGCCGGGCGTTTTCCAGGGCCGTTCCGCCATCGCCCCGCTGATCGGCCGCGATGAACAACTCGTTCTTGAGCAGGGCCGTCTCGCTGGCCGAGCCGAGCACCAGGTTCCGCGCCGTCACCGGGGCCTTGTTGTCGTTGAGCACCTTGCGGGCTTCGAGCAGGTAGTCCTTCGAGTTGTCCTCGTCGAGGTTCAACAACCGCCCGACTCGCTTGGCCGGACCGCTGAGAAACCGGTGGACCTGACCGAGCACCGCGCGATCGACGCCGCGAGCGATGACTTGCATGGCCGGCAGCAAGTAGATCGCGACCAATTCCTGGAACGACTTGCTCGCCTCGCCATCCTTGATGACGAACGAGTTGTAGATGTGCTGATCGAGCGGGACCTGCACGTTGGTCGAACGGGCGTCCTGGGTCTCGACGTCGTCGTCATCCGTCTTGCGGCGAATCTTGAAGCTGGCCGGCTGCCGGGTGTTGACCACGTCGCCGAACTCACGGACCTCGTCCTCGAAGTCACGGTGGACCATCGCGGCGGCCACCATGTTCTCTTCGAGGATGGCCAGGCCCTCTTGCGCCCATCGCTCGGGAATGTAGGCGTCGTTGTCGTTGGCGTAGCAGGTGGGCTCCGCCGAGGAAAGGTAGAGAGGATTCATCGTGAGGAGTTCTCCGTTGTGGGGTGTTGCGGCGAGTGCCGCGAAAGGTGGGACAAACGAACCCCTGGAAGAAAAGGTCAACGGCCGCGCTTCGGTTTCAATCCGAGAAGCTCAGGGTTCTTCTCGCGGATTTCGCGGTACTGCGTGGGAGACAGCTTCCGCACGTCGATCTGGCCGTTCGCTCCCGGTGCAAGGCCACCGGTAGCCGAATTTCCGCCGATGCCACTGACGACACCGGATTTGAAGAGGTTGCCGTACAGGTCGGGCAATTCCTGCATCCGCTTGACCGCGTTCTCGGGCGTGCGCTGGGTCATCACCGACTCGCCCGTTTCGAGGTCGACGTCGGCGAAGTCGATCATCGGCTCGAACTCGCCGAGCCCGCGCCCCTTCTCGTCGGTCTTCTCGACCATCTTGGTCATGGGTCGCAATAGCGCGATGACCTGCGACGGGTTATACGCCTCGTGCGAGACGGCGGCGTCCTGGAGCGCCCGGGAGATCGTCGACTCCATGTAGCGGCGCTCCCAAACCTCGTACTGCTTCTCGGCCTCCGCCAGTCGCTCGCTGTATTCCTCTTCGAGCTTCTTGCGATCGTGCGCCGCCTGCTGCTCCTTGGTGCGATACTGGGCGCGGAGGTTTTCGAGCGACTCTTCCAGCTTGTTGCGTTCGTCCTTGCTGAGGCTCTCGTTTTCCAGGAGTTGCTGGTACGACTGCTCCAGCGATTCGTATTTCTCCTGGTGCTTGCGACGGTCACTCGCCAGGAACTTGTTAACCTCTTCCTGGGTGAACGTCCGATCGCCGCCTTGATCGCCCTGGTCGCCTTGACCGCCATCGCCTCCCTTTTGGTCGGCATTATCGGTTTGGCCACCTTCGCCACCGCCGTCGCCTTCGTTGTCGTAGCAGGTCGCCAGTGGGTCGGAGAGGTACAGGTCGCACAACATGGTCACACTTCCTTTCATCAGGAAACCCTACTCAGTCGAATGGCGTCGTCGTCGCGAAGGAACGGTCGCAGGTATCGCCACGCCAGAGCGTTGGGCACACCGTTGACAATGTGTTCGATCGGGACATGGGCGCGGGAGTAGGTTGTCCGCACCGACGCATAGCCCTGGGAAACGATTCCCAGGTTCTCCAATTCCAGTTCGGGGTCCTTGCCGTCGAGCAAGGAATGGGCGATCTCGTAACAGGCGATCCGTATCGCCTCGGGAACCTCCGTGTCGTCACCGCGCGGGAACTCCAGCACTTGCTCGGCCTCGGCCGCGCGGATCGTCTGATCGCTTGCCCCCGAGCCGAGTGCATGGACCGAGTGTTTTCGGCCCTTGAAGTTCAGCGTGTCGATCACGAGTGTCGCCGCACGCAACGCCCTGGGACGATCGATCGGCCTGGCTTGCGACCATGCGTGCTCGTGCAACCGCATGGCGAAGTAGTCCGCCGCTTCCTGGACCGAACCGTAGGTCTCTTGCGAGATTCCTTTGGGCTTTTGAGGGTCCACGGGCTGCGGAGGGCTCGCCGGACCGATCTTCAACACCTCGGTGGCATCGAATGGAATCCCGTAGATCATGCCGCTCGGCGCGAGGACAGCACCTTGCCATTTGTAGGTCCCGGCCAGATTCCCGAAGGTCGACACGGCGTCGATCACCGGATCGATCTTCAGCACCCCCGTGGCGTTGTAAGGAACTGCGTAAATGCAGCCGTTGGAGGCTACAACGCCGGCGTTCCACTTGTGGGCACCGGGAAGGTCACCGAAGGTCGACGTGGTGTCGGAGTCCGGATTGATCTTGAGCACCTGGGCAGCGTCTCTCGGAATCCCGTAGATGATCCCGTTCGGCGCCAGGACGCCGAAGGCCCATTTGTTTGTCTCGGTCCCCAGGCTGCCAAAGGTGGTCGCTGTGTCAGCGGCGGGATCGATCTTCAGAATCGCGGCGTGGTTCTTCGGAATCCCGTAGATACAGCCGTTGGGCGCCAGAACGCCGTCAAACCACTTGTTTGTCCCGGTAAAGTTCCCGAAAGTGGTCGCCGTGTCGGTGGCAGGATCGATCTTCAGAACTTCGGTGCTGCTGAACGGAATCCCGTAAATGCAACCGTTCGGTGCCAGAACGCCGCCGAGCCATTTGTTTGTTCCGGGCAGGCTGCCGAATGTGGATATGGTGTCGGTGGCAGGGTCAATCTTCAGGACCTTGGTGCTGCCGTACGGAATCCCGTAGATACAGCCATTGGGTGCCACAACGCCTGCAGTCCATTTGTGTGTTCCGATCAGTCCACCAAACAGGGACGCGGTATCGGTGGCCGGATCGATCTTCAACACCTGTGTGGCGTCGTACGGAATCCCGTAGATGCAGTCATTGGAAGCCAGCACGCCGCCGACCCACTTGTAGGTACCCACGAAGTTCCCGAACGTGGAGAGGGTGTCAGTCATCGACCGGCTCCTTCCCTACACCGCGGGTGCGCTCGGTCGTCGTGTCGCGGAACGTGGTGTCCCGTGACTGGGCCTTCTCGTCACTGCCGGCACCGGCCGGATCGGTCGAAAGGTCTTTCACACCCCGCGCGGCCGGATCACTGTCGTCATCGTCGCTGCTCTGCGCCGCAGCGATGCGGAGGATGCGGGCCGTGTGGTCTTCGCGGGCGGTCAGGTGCTCATCGTCGTCGAAGCCGAGGGCGACCGACGCCGTCTTCTCGCCGACCAGCCCGGCGTTCTTCGCGTCGATGATGATCTTGGGATCGCTGGTCGTGTAGTGCGAAGCGTCGATTTCGCGGTGGATGCGCTCGATCCGTTCGACGCTGACCTTGCCGGCCAACAGCACGGTGACGATGTTCTTGGCGATCTCACGCTTGACCGTTCGGCCCGGCATCTTGTGCATCAACTTGGCTAGCTTGTCGGCCTCGTCGATCCGCTCCTCGTCCGACTTCAGACTGTAGCGGTCGGGGTACTTGACCGTGGCGACTTGCCTGCGGGCCTGCCGTCGCTCTTCGTAGGCGGCCCAGAACTCGGCGACCCGCCGCTCGGCGCTTTCGAGCACCAGGCCGATGTACGAGAGGCCCGCTTCGAGCCCCTGGTTGTCCATCTGCTTCGACTCGGCCGACGCGCGGGTCGCGAGGTTCACCACCGCCAGGTTGACCAGCTTGCGAACGTCCTCCTCCAACTTGCTCTGGAGCTTCAAACTGGCTTCGAGCGGCTCCGAGGGTGGTGCGATGAACGCCGGCGCATCGGCCTTGATGTCGTACGCCCGGCCTTGCGTCGAGCCGACCTTGATGTCCGTATCGGCCGCGCCCTGACCGCCTTGGGTGGCCGTGCCGTCGGCGCTGGCGGCGACCTTCAAGTGACCGCCGACTGCCCGCAGGTCGCGTTGTTCAATGTAGAAGGGGAAGTTGGCTTTCAGCGCGTGGTTCACGTCACTGGAACCGAGGTTCAACAAGGCGATCTGGTGTTGGCAAACGTCCTTGATAAGGCTGTCGCCAATGTCGAGCATCACGAAGGGGATGCGATCCAGTTCGAGCAACACGGGGCCGGCCGGATTGCCGTCGCGGTCGATCGGGTTGCCGTCCGTGTCGTAGAGTTGCAGGGCTACCTTGCCGGTTTCGGGATCGATCCACAACAGCCGATACCGCTGGAAGGTCTGCGTCGGCAGTCCCGTCCGCTCGTCGAGATCGAGACAAGAATCCCGCAACAGTAGCGATTGGAACTCGGACGGTTCCTCGGGCTTCGAGCAGGCCCATGACAGAATGTCTTCGACCTGGTAACTGTAGAGGTAGGGCCGGCGTCCAGTGGCGTCGGCCAGCGTACTGACCCCATCGACAACCGGATGGTCCACGTACACGCCCACGCGGCCCATCACCAGCAGATCGGTCAACACCTTCATGCCCAGGAAGGAAGTCATCGTCGCGCCCCGGCGATCGACACCGCCTTCCAGCCCGGCCACGGCCTGTTGGTATGCACCGCTGCCACCGGTCCGCAACACGTCGCTCATGCGTTGATAGATCGAGTTGCGAATGTCGTTCACAGCCGCCTTGGCAAACGCCGGGATCGGCGTGACCGCCTTGCGGCTGTTGAAGTCGCCTTGCTCTTCCCGTGTACTGAACTGTTCCAGGAACCGATCCCGAAACTCGTCGCCGCCGCGATACGTCAATCGCCACTTCTCCCAGTCCGACATGCAGGACAGGTAGTTCGGGTGCCGACTGTCGATGATGTTGTGCGAAGACCGTTTCATATTGGGCTCGTCACAGGAACGATTTGATGTCCTGGTTGGTCTCTCGTGCCGCTACCAGCGGCAGAGCGATCTCGGCATAGGTTCGGGCGTGGGCGAAGTGGTCAGGGCCGGTCGAAACGAACGTCGCCACCACGTTGCCGCCGCTCTTGGCTTGCTGATCCTTCTTGGTGTCTTTCTTCTCGCGCTCGTAGGTCCGGACCGGCGCTTTCAAGTGCTCTTGGTATTCATGCGACACGTCGCGCGGCAGGATGATCCGCCGTGGTTGGCGAAACCGGCCGAGCGACGCACTGAGCCAGTTGGTTCGATCGACCGTGGCAAGCGGTGCTCCGTCTTCGTCGTCGGTGATCGAGATTTCCTTGGCCGTCACACCTCGCCGATAGCGGCACAGCCACACGTAGCCGGGAAACCGCTTGGCAAACCGTCGCGCTTCCATCGGCCACGGATCGGCGTCGATCACGCAGGCGAGAACTTGCCACTCCCGCATCAGTTCGTCGAGCCGCTGGTCCCATTCGTCCTCGTAGAACTTGCCTTCCCACAGGACCTTGGCCGTGGCCACCGCATTCAGGTCGTGCGTGTACTGGTCGTAGAACCACTCGCAGACCTCGACGTAGCTCCACTTGCCCTGGTCGACGCCCATCGTGATAATCCGCTCGCCGCCGATCTCCGGTCGGGCATCGTCTTTGGTGTGGTTGCGAACGCACGCCTGCAAATCCTCGTCGGTGACTTTGGCCCCGTCGCCAATGAACGGAAGGCCGAGCTTCGAGTTGTGGAATTCCTTATTGGCAAGCTCGTCGCCGAAGCCACGAAAATAGGCCACGACCAATTCGCCGGGCGTGACCGTGAAACTGTACAGTTGGTTGACATGAAACCCGCGAATGTCCGGGTTTGCGTTCTTCGCCGTCGCGTTCCACGTTCCCGTGCCTAGCCAATCGGGTTTCGTCTCGTGAACGAGCTTGTTCTTGCATTCCTTGCACTTGAGAAACGATTCGTGACATCGCACGTCCGCAACATGCTCGCCGATGATCTCGATGCAATCGGGCCACACGAACTCGGTCCACCGAGAACAGCAGGGGCACTTGAAGACGAAGTGCTCCTGCGTGCTTGTCATGTACAGCTTGTGGATGCCGTAGTTCGGGATCGTCGGCGTCGAGATTCCCCAGACGTGCTTGTGGACCTGGCCCGAAAGCCGCTCCAAGGCAAGCCATATCTGCTTCTGATCCATCTCGTCGATTTCGTCCAGGAACAACTCCGAGACGGGAATCGACTTGAGATTGCTGTCGCCACGCGAGCCACGAATGTAGAGGGTGTTGGTCCCGGCCTGTTTCAGGTTGACCGTATTCGTATCCGTGAAAATCTCGGCCAGCTTCGGACTCAAGGCCAACGCCGTGGCGAACCGTGCCTTGCTGAAATCGCTCGCATTCAGCGAAGTCGGCAAGACATAGAGGACATCGCGCCGTAGTCTGTCCAACACGTAGAGCGCCCGGTTGATCGCAACTTCCGTTACGCCTGCCTGCGCCGACTTCATCGCGTAGTTGAACGACGCATTGCTGTCGTGCATCTCGCGGACCCACGGGTGGTAGGTCCACGAATAGGGGCCAGGGAACGGTTCGCCCATCACGCGACGATTCGCCGCCCAACGCGAACAACTCGTCAACGACCGGTCGGTCAGGCCGTCCGCGATGGACCGTTTCAATTCGTCGATCAAGTTGCTCATTCACCGGCCCCTTGTCGGGAAATCGCACACCCGAGAGGGAAACGACCAGCAGCAAGGCAGCGATCGACGCTTGGAAGGCTGTTGCGTTCATTCGGGCGCTCTCGTGGCTTACGGTTGGGGAACTTCAGGCTTGGGAGCATCCGCCTTCTTCTCAGCGGGCTTCTCGATCGGCTTGTCAGCGGGCTTGGGCTTCGGCGGATCGTTCTTCGCTGGGGCTTCGCTTGTGGCCTTCAAGACGATCGGCTCGATCCGCATGTCCGGCTCGCCGCAGGCGTTACACAGTTGGGCCGTGACTCCGACCTGGTGCTCGCGCATCCCCTTCGGGATCGCCACTTCCAACGTCGAATGGGAATCGTCCAGCGTCGTCGTGGTCTCGCCCTTCGGCGTCTTCACCGTCACGCGGACCAGTGGATGCGTCTGACTCGACGGCAGATTCACTGTCAACACGTTCTGCATGGTCTTGTTCCTCGGTGGATTGGATGATCTGGTCCAGGTCGTCCCGCAGCATATTGAGTTGCGGAATCGAACAGCCGGGGATGCCGGTCATCGCGTAGGTTTCCAGCATCCGAAGGTGGGCACCAACTGCCGTACACGCCCGAGCCCAAAGCCCCGCCCCTTGGTCATGCGTGAACTGGTCGGGCGTCACGACCGGGGCCGCTGCGGAGGACGCTTTCTTCGTCTGCCCGCAACCCGGGCACGGCTCTTTCGTTCGAGCCACGTTCGTCCCCGGCTTGGGGCCGCGTTGGTTCATCGGATCGTTGCGAACGGCCATTGGGGCCTCCGTGAGTTAGAACAGGCGAAGGATGAAGCGGAGGATTTTGATGAGCAGAAGGATGCTCTCAGTCCGCTCCACTTCCTCACCGTCTTTCAGGACGATGTAGGTCGGCAGTCGCCGGACCCGGTACTTCCGCACCAAGTCGGGCCGGGCGTCGTAGTCGATCTCGATCACCTCGACGCCTTGTCGCCGCAGGTCGGCCAGTTTGGGTTTGTCCTGCTGGCACGCCTGGCACCAGTCGACCGTGAAGGCCAAGACCTGGTGCGTGGTCTGTGGCGTGGGGGTCGGACGCGAGCGGTCCGGTGTCTTCAGTGAGGGGGAAGGCGTTTGCACTTCGCACCCACAGAAGAGCACCAGGACCGTCGCAGTGAGAAGAAACCGACGCATCAGACCACCGCCGGCGTCAAGGGGGAGGGACTCGCGGGCTGCGGCGTGGCGGGCTTGTCGAACTCCGCCAACTTGGCGGCAACGTAGGTCCGGCCTTCCTTGCTTCGGAGCTTCGCTTCCAAGACACGCTCGAAGACGTGCTGGAATTCCTTGACGACGTGCTCCTCGCCGCTGAGGAACAACCGCGACAGATCGCCGATCTTGTGGGCCATGCCCGAATAATCCCCGACGCTGTAGTCGACCAGGAATTCGGGCGTCTTCTCCAGACCGTAGCTTTTCAGCACGGCGGCCAACTTGGCGGCACCGCGCCGACGATCCTCAATCTCCGTGTCCTTCTGGAAGAGCCACTTCGCGCCGAGGAAAGTCACGAGCGGGAGCAAGACCAGGATGGCGATGCTGGAAGGGGTGAGTACCATTTGTGTACCTCGTTGTGAAAAGGTGGTTGTCGAAGAGAACGGGACTAGACGAGACGTTGCCGAGCCTACTTGCTGCCCGAGGGGTAGTAGGTCTCTTTCCACTTGGCGACCAGGCCGGCACCCGCGCCGAGCACGCCCAGGCCAACGAGCGCCCACCAGGGCGGCAGGCCCGACGTCGGTTCGGGGGCCACGTCGGGCGGTCCCGTATGGTCCAACGGCTGCGGGGCCGGGTCCGGCTGAGGCTGGGGCTCCGGCTGGGGTTGCGGTTGAGGCTGCGGGCAACACCGGCGTCGGCGGAACAGTTCAGTTCGGATCGCCTGATCCAAGGCGTCGGCCGACATGGGGATATCCTGGCCGCACACTTGGTATTGCACTTTCCCATCGGCCGACTGAATCCGGACGCACGGCACTTGTCGCGTGCTCTTCGCATAGCGGTCGCGGAAAATCGCCGTGGTCGTGGCGATCGGATGGAAATGTGTCTGGGCCTTCAGGTGTTTCAGGCTCGGGTGCGAATCGAACCAACCCTTGACGGTCTGATACCTCGCATCGCACGGGTTGCCGACCACGCTGATGTGCCACTTGCCCTGATCGGCGGGCAGGTCGATCACACGCTCTTCGGCGTGCAGAACGCCGTAGGCCGCATCGGCCTTCAACTCGTCAGCGGAATCGTCCGCCCAACAAGGGCAGGCTGTGGCGACAATCGCCAACAGCATCAGGGAACACAAAACTCGGATCATCGGTCCCTCCAATACGGTAAGGGTGGAGCGGGAGAATACACGGGCGTTGTCGCCCACGAATTGCTGTTGAACCATTCAGCGAGGAACGTCTTGCGCGGAACCCACTTGATCTGGCGGGGATCGTTGTTGTCGAGGATGCCGGCCCACTGGTCGTCGAAGTGGACCAGACAAACCATGTGCCGGCCGCCGAGAACCGTCACGCCGCAGCCTCGCCGGGTTGAGCACGCCCATTCAAGAAAACCCACGTCATCGCCGCCGACCGTGTACGCGAAGCGGACGCCTTCTCGCTCCATCTTGTCGGCCAGACCGGCCGCCCATTCACCGTTGCCGTAGGTCCGCCGCCAGTAGTCGGCCATCGCGTTGCGGCCCTGCCATCGGAACAGCGAGATCATCGAGGCGTGGACGCACGAGCCCTCACCCTCGTTGCCTCGCCAGTTGGCCTGACGCAAGGCGACCGGCAGGTTGACGGTCGGGTATTCGATCGGCGTGGTCGGGGCCGGGCGATTGTCTACCGGCTCGTTGTCGAGACGGAGTTCGATACCGTCGCAACCCGCGACCGCGGCCAAGAGCAATGCGATGACGGACAGTCGCTTCATTTGAGCCTCCAGGGTTTCAGCAGGATTCCTCGTCGCCGCTCCGTCCGAACCAATCGGTTTGGGCTCCAACGGCCAGCGTGGTCGGTGCGGAAAACGCCGACACGGGCGTGCGCCGCTGCGCAATACTCGGAGCAAAACAAACTCGAAAGGTCTTGCCGGCGGAGTTTCGATTCGAGCCACGACCATCCGATCCCGCCTGCTCGGAAAGCGCCAATCGCGTCATAGTCCTTGCCGATGTACTCCAGCAGGAACGCACTGAGCCGCTTGCTCTCAAACGGATACAGCGGTCGGTAGAGCGGGTAATGCCACACCTTGCCGCCATACGCTTGCACACACTCGTCGAGCCGGTGAGCCTGTGTGCCCCAGACCGGCTTTCTTTGAATCGCGCACGACAGTTCTGAGAGCGATGTCGATTCAAACAGCAGCAGTTCGCCGTCGTGCTCGCCGACGATGCCGACGTGGCTCAAACTCCAGAACGGGATGCCATACGTCGCCAGGTTGATCCCGACGCTCAGCCAGCTATCGCCGCTGAAACCGATGATCTCACCGGCTTTCGGCGTGGGCCGAGGCTTCTTGGATAGAGAGAGGATCATGGGCGCGTGTCCGAACGGACGCTTGGTGGGCGAATAACCCGCCGGGGCCGAGCTGCGCTTCGGCAAGTCCGGCGGGGAATGGATGGAGCCCGACAAACGGATTCGCTGCCGGACTACCCGATCGGCGCGTTTGATGGCCGCACCGGGTTTTGTAAGAAGGTGGGAGGAGGGCAGAAAAAGCTAGGTGGGAGGCCCGATGGGCTGGTAGGTCCATCGGGCAAACCCGGCTTTGGCGAGGTGAGCCGTGCCGGGGGAGTCGTCAGTCAGTGTCAGCCGACGTGGTGCCGGCTGCGACGATCGCCTCAACGATTCGATGGTTGATGCGATCGACGATCGCCTCGTAGTCGTCGATTCCTTCGAGTTCTTCAACGATGACTTGGGAAATGGACTGGCCCAGCGCCAGCACGGTCGGCTTCGAGAGGAGGGCACCGAGGTTCTGCTCGATGGAGTGCGCCGACTTGACAAGCCGCTCCACGGTCAGCAGGGCCGTATTGATCGGCCCGAAGGCCGCAATCAGGTCGCCGTCGTTCTTGACCTTGTTGAACCGTTCCTCGATCAACATCCGGGCCAACGCGATCTCGTCCCTGAGCGACTTGATCTGCTCGTGCTCCGACAACTGGGCCAGTCGCATCCGATGCTGCGCCTTCGTCAGAAGGTACAGTCGCTTATCCTGCACCGCTTCCTTGTCCCGGCCCCCGTGGACGCGGCACCGATCGCAGCCGGGCTCGGCCACGTTCAAGCACTGCCCTTCGGGAGCAGCGCCCGTGCATCGTCTCGGGTCAGCCGGGTCTTTGACGCGGTGCATATTGTGTCTCGTTTGGTTCCGAACGAAAGCCTCTACTAAAGTAAAGTGATTTGAAGGGGGGTTTGTTTCAAGAATCTGAAGATTATCGCTGATTCGCGGCGATTCGCGGAGACTCCACGGAGAAGCACGCAAGAAGAGAAACTGCCGCGTCGGAAGTCCAACGCGGCAGCGCGATGAAGGTGCGAACTACGAGCTACGAAGCCCGAAGCAGAACACGGCGGACGGCTGCCCGCGTGAACGGTTTCTTTGCCGTGGTGCGGTGGCCTTGCTCGTTGAGCCACTCGGCGATCTGTTGGAACGACTCGCCGGACACGCGCCGATCGCGGATCGCCGGCACGAGGAAGTCGTAGGCTTCTCGTGCTCGCTTGGATCGCTTCTCGGCGGCCACCTGTGTTGCCTTCGCTTGCCCTTTCGCCCGAAGGTGTTCCCGATCCTGCCAATGATCGCAACGGGCTGAACCGAGCCGCACGCCACGGGCTTTGGCCGCTTTCAAGGCTGCCTTGGTCCGCGCACTGATGCGTTGGGCTTCGTCTTCGGCGACGGCTGCCAGGATGTGGATGGTCAGTCGATTGGCGTTTGGGTTGTCGCAGGCGACGAAGTCGACGCCGCTGTTCATCAGCCCGGCTGTAAAATGGACGTTGCGTGCCAGCCGATCCAACTTGGCAATAACGAGCGTGGCCCCCGAGAGCTTGGCGTGGGCGATCGCCTTGGCCAGTTCGGGTCGATCCGCGCGCTTGCCGGTTTCGACCTCGGTGTACTCGGCGAGAATCTCGCCATCGTTCCGACTGGCGAAACTCCATACTTCCGCTTGTTGGGCTTCCAGGCCGAGTCCGCTGCGGCCTTGCTTCCTGGTACTGACCCGGTAGTACGGGATGATCTCCTGTTTGCTCTTCTGTTGCGTTACCATTTGTTCCTCGCGATGCGTCGTCAAGATGGTCCGTTTCCTTCAGCTTGCTCGATCCTCGGCTGAAGTCAAGTCGACATTATCAGGGCGAACGCTCGCTCAGAACTGCGCACCGCCTCACTGGTTCCCGAAGACGAGAGAATTCGGCGATGACGGAGCAGGACACTGAGTCATGCAGCCAGATTGGGGGGGGCTTGAGGCCGCAAGGTCGCGAGATTGAGGACGGTGGTGAGTGGACCTGGTGGTCTCGCCCAGACAATGCCGCGGATGTACGAGAGCGCCGGCATCGGTTATCATTTCGGGGTCCAAATGTCGTTGCTTCGTTTCAAGGAATTGCACCCCAGCTTGGGGGGCCATAGGTTCATGGGCGCATTCCGATGAGTGCCGACACGTTTCCCTTCGAGATCCATTCCAACCTTGAACTGGGTGCCCTTCCTCCGCAATTGCGGGCGCTTAGCCGGTTCGTCGCCGAACGCTCAGAGACTGCCCACCCTTGGGGAAACCTTCATGTTACCTGGTCCAGTGACTGGTCAGATCTGACCCTTCTTGCGTACTTCGGGCAAGTGCTGCGACTATGCCAGAGGCGATTCGCCCAGGTCAACCTTCAACTGGATGGCCCGATGGTCAAGAAGATCCCGTTCTTGTGGAAGTGTGGGTTCTTTGACTGCGTGCGGGCCAACCGCGTCGGGAGCATTCTGGAATGCTTCCCGGATCCTTGGCGCCATCGCCCAGACACCGACCTCGTCCGCGCCAACTACACGCCTCTCGTCATGTTGGATGTCGCTCCAGTTGGCCAAGGTGACACCAAGCCCCAGTTCAGAGACCGTCAGGTGACCGACTGCATTAACGATTGGGACGTCGGTCTCCGTTCCACCGCATCTTTTCCTGTGGTGCGCAACGCCGATGCTATCCACTCGCGAGAGTATCTTTACTTGTTATTGTGGGAACTCCTGAATAATGCATACATCCACTCCGAAACTCATCATGTCACGCTCGCGGGGCAGATATTTTTGTCGCAAGAACACATCGCCGCCTTGAAGAACCTTGCCGATGATATCAGCAACGATTATCTGCTCCAATCCGCGGGCTCAGTCCCTTCGCTTCTCGACGCGTTGGCAGTGCAGCACAGAATCGAAGTACAACACACCCAGTTGACGGCTCGCCGTACCTGGTTGAAAAACCACAGAGATCGGTCTTTCCTGTTGCTTAGTTGCACCGATTCCGGAATGGGTATCCCGCAATCTCTGAAAAGGTCGGAGGTCGTCGCAGAGCAAGAAACCGATGGTCACGCGCTGGCGCGTGCCTTCAGTCCGTGGACATCGACGCGACGGAATGATCCTACTTTGTATGACGTTCACGGGTTGTCGCAGATCCTCCGACTCGTGGAAGAGTACGACGGATATTTGTTCCTGCAAAGTGGTGCCGCGTACCTAGAGTTCACGCGCACTACGCCGTTGTCCGATGGACAACGACTCCCCGAAGAGAGGGTCCTAGACGGCTCGCTATTTCAAATCCTTCTACCTCTGAGCGCGGAGCCTGCCAGTCGGCCGGTTCGCAAGTGGATGGCGCCCGGCCACTCGCCGGGATCCCCGGAGCCCGCCGATCCCGAACACAGAAGTGTCTTCGTGGTCGGCGAACTACGGCGTGCCGGAATCGACGTTCCCGTACGAGAGGAGGACTGGACGCGAGCGGCCGACGTGGTGATCCGTTGTGCTGATGCGATCACTACCGATCCCCTATTTCTCGATCTTGTCCGGATGCCACACGATCACCAGTTCCTGAGTTTCCTTTTGCGAAGCGTCCGCCGCACCAGACTCTCGCACGGCGTTGTAGTGGTCAACGCGTCGCGTGAGTTTCTAGCGATTGCCAAGAACATGCAGAGGATCGATCTGGGTGACATCGCGGATGAACAAGTGAAGAGTTGCGCCGAACTAGATCGAGACTTGGCCCTGGCACTCAGCCGAGGAGAGATCGGGTGCTTGCCGCTGTTGCTGCCTTTCTTGGCACTCGCTGACGACGGAAGTCCCGCGGGTGTTCTGTGGCTTGGACTAGGTTGCTACGCACCGACACGGCGACGGGCAGTGGAAATCGCCTTGAACTATCTCCTGGGCTCGGAGGGAGCTGAGTTCAGTTGGAAAGAACTGTTTGAAATCGCTACTGCCCACGATCCAGTAGAAGGTCTTACCGAACAGGAATTTGGCTTACTCTTTGACGCTATCGTTCGCTGCAATCGGTCATTACTCGCCCCGGTTGCTGGCGGATGTCGCTCGGTGTTGACATCTTACGATGTGGAGTACGTTTCACTGGCCTCACTCCGAAAGGAAGTGGAAAACCTGATACCGCGGATGGAACACCAAAAGGCTCGCGACCAGCAGGACTTCCTCTATAGTCTCGCCTGGCACCCGCCCGAGCGGCGTTTCCGTAAGCGCTACTATCGTACTTGGCCTGTGCTCGCGGATGAGCACTATCGTCACATCTGCGCGCGATTGCTCGTGCAACAAGCCTATGAGACTCTGGGAGACGTGGTTGCGGCGGCCCGCGCCGTCGTTTGCGCCACGCCCTCGGCAGGGCTGCTGGGACGAGAGGTCGCTGCGATTCTCGGTACGGCCTTCTACGAAGTCCCGAGCATTTATGAGATCGATCATCGGGATTGGATCCCACGGCTCAACGGACCCGCGATTGTGGTCGACGACGTTCTCGACACTGGTACACTTACACAGCAGTTGGTGCAGTACCTACAAAAGGTCGGGGCACACTGTCCCTGTGTCCTCACACTCCTGGAAAACGCGGAAACAGCGCAAGAAAGGCCCAGCCTGCCCCTCGTTCTGAAGGGGAGTGCCATCGACCTCGGTATTCCGACGACGGAAGAAGTGGCAAGGGCTATCGAGTCTCAAGGCTACTTTGAGGTCGATCCGCACACACTCGACCCGCTTCCTCCCAGAACCTCGGCTCGTGATTCCCTGTCCAGGGAAACGCGCCGGCGCCTCGAAACGCTGGCGCATGAAAAGGCCATCTTCAGCGGGCATATCGTGCATGGAGACCACCACTACAACATGTACTTCAGCCTGCGCGATGCTCTCGCGTCACCGACAGCGCGCGATGAAATCCTGACATGGGTGCTCGACGAGATCCGCGCGTTTGCCCGACAAGCACAGAAGCAAGGGGCTCACGCGATTACGCTCGTATATCCGTACTACTCGCCCGTCTACAGACTAGTCTCGCGAATACTCGCTCGTTGGTACCAAGAAGCCGCAGTTGGCGTCGAACTTCGCTGCCTGGTGGCCAAGCCATGCCAATTGAGTGGAACTCGCATCGGGTATCAACTGGCCGATGTAACAAACCGCGGGACGCGCGACCTAGAACATGCCGTGTTCTTGGATGACGGCATTGCCTCCGGTGGCACCATGTCGGCGGTCCTGGACGAATTGGTTTCGCGCAACGCACGCGCCGTCGTGGCTCTAATACTATTTGACCGAATCGGCCTTCAGCCGCGACGCCATCTGCGCAGTATCCGCTCATACCGTACGCCAAACGGCCGCTCCCTGTCGTTTTCGTTTCGCACTCTTGTTTCGATAAACGTGCGGTCGCACTATGTCAACAACTGCCCTGAGTGCCTGTTGGCTCGGGACATACTCGGACATGCTCGTTTGCACCCGGGCTTCCTTTCTACTGGAACGGCGACTCTCGAATCTCTCCTGGCGAGGACCATTGTGAGTTCTGAAAGTGTCCATATAGCCTCCCGGCTCGGGGCTGAGGATGTTCTTTCCGTACTCAGTTTCCGGCACGCGGTTCTCTCGGACATGCCAAGCCCCCAAGAGATCGAAAGGAGCTTGGCTGGCCGTGCAGGCGCTCCCCGGCTAGAGTGCCTCGCGACCGTGTTGTCCGATCCCAAGCTGTTCCGGCAGATCACGGATCACGAGGCCTGTGAGCGATGGATGACCGAGGACATCGCCGACCCATCTGTGGCTCCTGACTTCCGTGCCCGCTTTGTCCTTCACTTGGGCGCATGTGCTGACAGGAGCTTCGCGCGGGGATACGTTACGGAAGGTCTTCCTCAAGCCTACATTCGTTTGGCTGGCCGGCCGGAAGCCAAGTGTGACGGCTCGCTCAACCGTTACTTCAATGCGCACCCGATCGAATTCCTTGCGGTGGCGGCGGCCCTCTACTCGCTTGCTGACCGAGTTGGCCGCGACAAAGAGGCACCAGTAGCATGTCTACAAGGATGGAAGACAGCGCTAGGTTCTGGCTCGGAGATGAATACCGAGGCCAATCTCTATACGTTCCATTTGGAAACCCTATTTGATCCAGAATCTGAACTCCCCGTGAAAGAGGCGGAGCACTTGGTCGCGAACTTTGCCGGCAGTTTCTCGCACCACGGTGACAGCTTCGCCGTGCGCATGTCGCGTTGCCGATTGGCAGTGAATACCCATCTCGCTGGCGTTGCCTGCGAGCAGATGCCACCGGAAATGTTCAGCGTTCTAACCGATATGGTCAGACGCACGCAGGACCACTTCAAGGTCTGGCCGTTCGGAAAGGACGAACGAGACGAGATAAGGGAGGCTGAGGCGCGATGGCAGGAGGATCGCGATGGCACCATCTTGGCAACGGTCATCAGCCGCCATTTTCTCTCGGAAATGCCTGCCACACGCCCGGCAACAATTGACCGACTCCTCGCCCACCTTGCACCACGCTTGGGTTACATCCTTGGTAAGGCCATCGCCGATTACCGTACCCGCACACGGGCACCTGTTAATGTGCATAATGAGTTCGAATCCAACACATCAGAAGACAGCCGCGTACTCGGCACCTCCTTCTATTTGTGGAGGGTGTTGTCGAACCTGCTCGATAATGCACAGGAAGCGTGGAACAGGCGCCGCGGAGAGGAGAGCGGCGCCCCGACGCCCGACTTGGCAGTGCGGATACTTGTGCGCCCCGTGCCGCCCCACCGGCTCGCCATTGAAGTCCGAGACAACGTCCCCTGCGAAGATCAAGACGTTGAGGGGTTCTTTGTGCCTGGCAGTGCATTGGCCACGCACCGGTCTGAGATCGTGAACTGGGGTGGGGCTTTACGGGGAGACAAACTTCCCAACGGTTGGAAACGTATTGTGGTAGAACTGAGAACGCTCGACGTTGAGCGCCCATTGCAGGACCCTGAAGATGAGAATCCCCAAGCTGCTTCTATGTGAGGACGATATCTGGGAACGTGAAAACCTTCCAGGGATCATCGAGTCCTCTTGGAAGGACATGTTTGCCGGTGAACAAGTCGAGGTCCACGGTTGCTCCGATGTTGCCCGCGAGGACCGGCCACGTCCCCCGATTATTCCCCTTGACAAAGTCGGACAATACGATGCTCTTCTGCTCGATATTTGGTGGGGAAAACCCAGTTCCGGGTCACCTCATGGCGTCGAGATTGCCGAGACAGTACGTCGGCGCTATCCGGAAATGCCAATTATCGTGTTCTCACGACACGTCTCGCTTGAAGACTTTCAATCTCTGATACCTCACGGCATCGCAGGATATCTGACCAAAACCGATCCCACGGCCCAAACCTGGTGTGCCGAAATCCACCGCGTCTTGGAAACCACTGGCCGCGAACGTTCCGGTCACCCTCTGTATCAACTCCTCAGGCATCTGCTAGCTGAAACCCCCAACGCCTGGTGTCGGAATGAGGTCGACCAAGCTGCCTCTGAAGTCTGGCGTCATGAGAACCCTTATCAGAAATGGGAACAGTTTTGGGGAGTGTGGGTGCCGTATTTGGGGCAAAAACGCATCAACATCCCCTGCGACGACATCGCTCGGTTCTTTGCCAAGGAAGAACTCCTAACGATCTCTGTAGGCGAAGCCTTGCGCGGACATCTGGAACATGTCTTGCATGTGTATTTCACCGGGTACATTATAAGCCATGTCGCACCGGGGTTTCGCGATCATGTACTGAACGCCGTTCGCTATCTTCTAAAGGAAGATTATCGCGAGGACCAGACGGAAGCCTATTGGGACATGTTCCAAGCAAGTTGGCTCGTCGCCGCCACGCTGCACGACGCCGCCTATCCGCTAGAGATTCTCCCTGACGTCGTGCATGAAGCATCCCAGATTCAAGACATGTTTCCCTTTGCGCAACTCACTCCCACCGTTCCGTCTGTGGCTCCTTCGGGCGTAGCGTGGAACAGTACGGAGGGGCGAGCGGCACGGGATGCGTTTCGTTTTGTTCTTGACCGCCTCTACGACAATACGAGTGCCCTCCGCTTTGTGCAAGCGAACGCATTGTTCTCCGACGGGAAGGTACAGCGGTTCAACCATGGTGTCGCTTCTGGCGCATGCTTCATGAAGGAAGCTCAAAAATGGGGTGACCTTCCCAATTCGCTGCCATTGGTGTTCCTTCAATGGGCCGCCACAGCCATGGCCCTCCATGCCTTGAAACATGCTGCGGAGCCAAACGGCGTGTGCATTGCTCTCCAGCGAGATCCTTTGTCGTTCCTGTTGGCTTTGTGTGACGAGTTGCAGGTGTGGAATCGCAGTCGTCCCGATGAGACACCAACGTCATCAGATTTCCGTCGCGTCGATTTGCACGCAATGGAATTTGACGGCAACAAGCTCTCTGCCACCATTGAATACGATTTGTTTCCACTGGTTGATACACATCGACAGAAGAAGGCTGTAAATGCGATCACAAGCCGTCTCAGCAAAGACCAGCGTTTAATGAAGATCTATCTTAAGCCGGAACCACTAGGAGTAGAGATTCTGAGCCGGATACGGGATCCATTCACCGAACTGCCGCCGATCCTGCTGGGCGATGCTGATTGAACACTTCGCAGCTTGGGCGACTTGTTCCCCATCCCTCCAATTCTCGTGCTTGTCACCGGGTCAAACGTTGCGTGACGGAGCCAATTGCGACGCAACTGGTGCTAGTGGCCCCGTGTCCAACACTCCGACCGCTGCCTCCGCAGGATATTGGCACTTCTCTGCCGCGTATGCTGGAAGTCTGCTCTCATCCCGAGCGCTGTACTTTTCGACCGCCCGGCGCTGCGCTTTCGGACCGCCGTTCATAATTTGCCGCGTCAATGGTTGGAACGGCCAAGCGCAGGCAGTCGAAAGGGCAGGGAACGGCGTGCCAACCCTACATTCGTTTCAATCGGCAAATTTGACCCCGCCCCCTTCGCCCCGCACGACCGGACTACCCGGCCCGGTACAACCCGAATGCCATCCACCCAACGGCTGGGTTTTCGTTGGGTTTGGGCGGGTTCTGCCGGCTGGTTGGCCGCAATATCGGCATGGGTCGACACCGTTGACGTCCGACAAGGGTGTCGACACAACGGGGCGAGAATCACGGCTTTCGGGGCAACCTGATTGCCGTAAGTGATTGCATAGAAATGTGTTATGTCGTCTAGTGGCGGGGTCCAGCGCGGGTATCGGGCCGAATCGGGGCGAGAATTCCGAGAAAATGACGCGGCCGGGCCGGTTGGGGTGGTTGTCGGAAGTGTGCGGCCGGATCGGACCGGATTCGGTGTGGGTGGGTTGTGTCGGCTCCCCCAGTTATGTCTATTCGAGCGATTCGGCGGGGAAAACCTGGAACATGGCGCGCGCACCTAACCGCGCGAGAGAAAACGGAAACTCAGTCGTTGTAACTGGCGTTGTGACAACGGGTTGCGGCGCGCACATTGGATGGTTGGTCTTGTCTTGCCGCGTCGGGGAGAATGATTACTTCTCTGGTTTGCCCTATTTACTCATATATTTATTGTGTGTGTACACAGTATGTAGAAGTGTTTGCATAAAGCGATAATAGGTGAAACTAGAGAAGTAATCATTCCGCCTACACTCGCCACCTATCGCAACCTGCCCGAACCGCCAGTCCCGCCCCAGAGCCACGACGTCGCCCGACGTCGCGTTTCGCATCCCGCCCCCGTCTCGGAACGCCCCGATTTGCCAACGGCCCTTTACGGGCCGACGTCGGCCGACGTCGGCTGCGCATGAAGAAAGCCGCCCGTTGGACGGCTTGCCGCGTTCATCCCGCCCGCGTCTTGCCGCAATGCCGCGTCTATCCTGCCCGCATTGCCGCGTACACTCGGCCGGCTTCAAACGAGCGTTCCCGGTGCATTGCCGCCGTAGCCCGGTGGACCACGCGCGGCCGGTAGCCGATCCGCTCCAATTCCCGGACAAGGGGCGCGCCTTCCGCGCTGGTTGCCGGTCGGCTTGCCCGGACGCAACGCCAGTAGTCGGCCCCGCTATGTTGGCCTACGTGCGCGTAGGCGTCGCAATACCGGCCGTGTTCGTCACTTGGCAACGTAGGGAAGAGCGCGAAGACTCCGCCCCCGTCCCGCCAAACCCGCAACACAACGGGGATAGCTTGCTGGTTGTCTGTCATGGTCAATCGTCCCATCGGTTCAAGGTATCCGGCGCCAACCCGGCGCTATCACGGCGCGCCGCCTGCGCCATGGCGGCGCCATCCGGGCGCGCCGGTTTCGGTGTCAGTCTCGGGGTTCAACAGACGACAACGTGTAGACGTCGAACCAGACGGTTTCGCAGTCAAGGCAGTACATACGTTGCGTGCAATAGTCGCCACCGAAGTCGACGGAATCCCCTTCGGTTTGGTGTGACTCACAGTTGGGGCAGAAGCCCCCTCCCATTTCGACGTACCGCTTTGCGTGGGGCAAGGTCGAATCCTGCGCCGATTCCTGCGCGGGTTCGCGTGACGCTATGCCCAGTTCAACCAGTCTCTCGAAAGCCGCCTTGTCGGACGGATACCGCCCGCAGGAATCGCAACGTTCAACCTTCGCGCCTTCCGCCAGTCGGCCGTTCTCGACACGCGCCAGAATTCCGGGAACACCCGAACGGAAGCGGCCGGGTTGTTCGCACTCACACACCGGGGCAGCCCCGTTAGCCAGCCCGAGAAAGGTTGCGCCAATCGTTGGGTTTCCGTATTCGTCCAGAATCCCTGGGGTCGACATTGCCGTGTCAAGCAGACGGTCGAAGGCATAGCCCAATGCGTCGGGATCGGTGACGTCCCGATCGAAGTAGACTGGAAAACTGAGCACGCATTCTCCCGTTGCCATTGGCTGTTCGCACTCAGACACCGGCGCAACCTGTTGCTCGAATGCCAACGCCAATATCATTACGTTGTCGAGTTGGGAGGCATCATCGGCGGCCTCTTCGTAGCTGGTGTAGACGGTGGTGGTTGCCAAGTCTTCAGTGTCGTGATCGTAGAGTATGTAGCGGCGCGTTTCCGTGGCCCCGTGTTCGGCCACTTGCGGCGGGAACATTTCGCGGAGTCGCGCGACGGTCAGCGGTGGCGTTTCAAAGTACGTTCCATCGTCGCCGTGTTTTGCGGCCGCGCGCCAATGGATCGAATCGGCGGTGACAACTACCGTTGCGGCCGATACCGATTGTAGACAACCATCGGGCCACCGGTGGTTGTCGGGTGCTTGCACCCACTCGCCATCCGAGTCAATCAGTTCGCTGGTTTCATCGTTCAGCGCGCCAAGCACCGAACCGTATTCGACGGCCGAGTCAAACAACTCGACCGCGTAGAACGTATCATGCGCTCCCTTGAATTCTGCCGCCTTGTCGGCAACGCGAAGCAACCACGCCGCGTAGTCGGGCGTTATGTCGACGGTTGCGTACTCGAAAGCGAAACCGTCCCCGTTGGTCAGACTGCAGGCTAGACGCATCTTAGGCTTTCCTTTCCGCAATGTCCCTGATGCAAGTTTCAACGTCGCCGATCCCCAGTTGGTCGACCAGCCAAGCTACTTGTTCGTCCAAGCCCGCGTTGTCGATCGATGCCGCCAGATTGCCCGCCGCATCGTGTACCATTTCGTCCAGGTCTTCCGGCTGAAGCCCCAGTTTGCTTGCCGTATCGACAAGCCGCGCAATGTCCTTCTGTAGCCCGTGTCGTTTCTCTTGTTGCTCCACGAATAGCCAAGCATTGAAATACTCGATATTCGTAGCGGTAACGAACACGGCCCCGCCCCCGAATTCGCCTACGCGCGGCTTGGAGCAAGTACCCGCGTAGGTGAGTGACCAACACGCATCGGGCCGAAACGCGCGTAGAAACTTCTGGACAAGATGCGCCACCCGATCCACGCAACCGTGTTCCTCGGAGTGAATCCACAAGTGTCGGCCCCGGTCTTCGTCGACGCCTTCGGAAAACGAGTAGCCGAAGCCGACGTCCTCGCCGAAGTCGGGGTCATAATCTTCCATGTCGCGGTATGCGCGGCAGCCGATCCACGTTGCGTCCCCGGTGTCCCCATTGTCGGGCAACGTGTCTTCCGTGTACTCTGCGCCGTCGATGACGTGGACCAATTCCAGTTGGTTCTGCAGCCAGTCGACTTCCGCGTCGGTCAGATGCGTTAGCGTTTCCGAGAATTCCAAGTAGTGATCGGCCATTGGGGTTGTCTCCCGTTGTGTTGTGGTTTGTTGTTCTCAGTCGGTTACAATCTCGAAAGGTTCAAGCGGGGTGACCACGGGGGGCAGTTGTGCGCGTAGTTGCCCGTGCGCGTCCCGTAGCATCGATGCGGCTTTGTCGGTCGATCCGTTCTCCAATTGCTCAAGCGCGCCGGTCAGCAATTCGTCGACCGGCCGCAACACGGAAGCGTCGACGACCGGTTCGCCATCCGCGTCGGTCGGGATACAAACGGGGTCCTGCCCCGCGCGGAATTCGACAATCTCGCCGTTGTATACGGCCCCGCCATCGTCGCGCCGGGTGAAGGGGATATCGTGTTCCTGCAGGAATCCTTCCAGGCTATCGAATCGGCCCCATGATGCTTGCTCGTCGCAAAGGTAGAGAACCGCCGCGCCTTCACAGTCAACGCGGGCCTGCAGCAATTCCTCGGCAGTCTTCGGGGCGAATCGCCCCGCGCCCCAATCCAGGGCCACCCCCTCGGCGTCAATCTCGCCGCATAGCCCGTCGACCAGTTGTGCGGGAACCTTGCCGCCGATCCAGATTTGCGCCGCCATACGTTCGGACATAGTGCTATTCTCCCATCGGTTCAAGTAATCAGTTCAAAGGTGAGACTTGCCAACCCGTCGCCCTGGACGGTATACGCTCCGTCCGGGTGCGCGGTCATGCTGTAGCGTCGCCCCAATACGTTCAAGATGTAGCCGGCTTGTTTGTACGCTTCGCGCCGCGGGTCGCGCGCTTCCACCGTGTTCCCGCGCTTCGTTTGATAGATAGCCGCAAACGCAATTCCCGTTGTCATGGCGCGCCCCTCCCCGTTAGCAGTTACGGAAGACGTAAAGCCGGCCCGAATCGCCCGTTACGCTGTAGTTGTCGCCCATGAAAACGTCCCGCGCGAATGCGTCGTAATCGATGTAGTTCTGGACGTGTTCGGGGACGTCGTGCAAGTAGCATTCGTCAAACAACTCTTCAGCGTAGGCCCGTTCCGAATCGTATTCCCCGCAATACGCTTCCTGGAACCCGTCCGCCGTTGCGTGGTCGATTCCGACGTTATCCGCGTAGGCTGCGAACGCTTCCCCGTGTTCTTCAATCAGTGCGCCCACTTCGGCAACCCGGTCGATGTCTTCCCATTCCGAAAGGCGAATACCGCCGAAGTTTTCGTAATCGTGAATCGCCCACTCCTCGGCAATCGGTTGCCGAGACTTGGCAAGCATGTTTTCGATTGCTTCGCGTATTTCGTCGGCGTCGGTTGCGTCGATCCATTCCCCGTGGAGAATGCCCGCGTTGTAGGACGCCAAACAGGCAACGTAGATTCTGGGGGTGTCGGTGTCGGTTGTGGTTGTCATGGTGTCAGTTCCCGTTGTGTTGTGTCGTATCTGCGGTAGTGAATTCTGTATCCGGTGGACATAGGCAAATGTCGCCGTCAACAAACGCCACCCGCTGCAATGCCCCGTTCACTGCGGTAGACGATTGGACTACCTTTCGGCCGCGGGCGGTTTCTACGGTCATGCCCTTGCGTAGGTCGGTTGCTATCATGGTGTCTCCTTCCTACCCGCAAGGCCACGGGGCAAGATGCAACAAACCGCCGCAATAGGGGCAATGCCCGTTGTGGTCATCGTCTACCCAAACCACGCCCGCGCACGGTTCGGGCCGTTCGGGTAGGTCGATCGGCAAGCTACGCTGCGCGGGGTCGGGCCGTTCGGGATAGTCGGGCCGTTCGTCGGTTGCCGGGTAGTCTTCCAGGTTTGTGCGGTCCCGACCGCAACACCCATCGGGATACCAATTGCAGCTATCGTCGGTGTCCCAATGCTTGCCGCAATCGTCGCAATAGATCGACGCGCGGGCATTGTCGAGAATCGACGTCCCATCGTAGTCGGCTACGTCAAACGCAACGGGCGTTGTGTATCCGCCCCGCGCGTCGCAACCCCCGTGAATCTGCAGCATGACGTGGACCCCATCGTCATCGGTCCAGTAGACGTACTGCAGAATCTGGGAAAGCAAGTCTTCCCCGTTGTACGTGTTGACGGTCAGCGGTTCGCCTTCCCCGTAGATCCCGCTTGCACCGTCCAGGGTTTCGACAAACGCCCGCGCCGACGGTAGGTCAAGGCGCAGCGCTTCCCGCTCGACGTATTCGCGGTAGCGCTCGTCTAGTTCCGGGTTGTATTCCAGCCGATCCTTCAGGAAGTGGTAGACGTTGACGGTAGGGAGAATGTCCGATTCCCCGTCCCGTTGCCAGAATTCGAGCCGGCCTTCAGGCTGCGCTTCAAAGTCTGCGCCCTGATTGGCTTCCCAATTGCGGCCGTAGTGGTCGCCCGAATCCAGGAAGCTACGGCCCGTGTTCTCTTGGAGCATTTCGGCCAGTTTGTCGGCGGTTGTGTCGGTTACGGTTGCGGTCATGTTTTTTATCTCCGGTTGGCGGTTGTGGTCGGTTGCGTTGTGTTCGCGGGTGTCGATCAAAGGGGGCGGCAATGCGGGGGCAAGAGGTTTTCGTCAAGGCAGGCATGGTTGCGGCAATCGGTTCGCCCGCAAGCATCGCAGCGCGTCGCCCCGGCTTCGTTCCATCGAATCGAAACGTGGTAATGCGCTTCGCCCGTTTCATCGCAGCCGAATTCGGCCGCTACGCTTGGCGTTGTGGGAATTGCCTTCAGCCCCTCTTGCGCCATGATTCGCGCTTCCATACCTTCCGTATCCCACCCGTCCGTTGCGACTTGCTCTAGGCAATCGTCGATAGCTTCGGCCGGGTTGTCGCCGATGCCCGTTGCGACATTGGCGAACCGTGTAAAGGCAACCCCGCAACCCTGGAAGTATTGGGAATGCTCTATCCCGTGGTCGATCAATTCAAACTCGCCGATACGCTTTGCCGTGTTGCTGGCCATGTTCGTTGTCTCCCGTTGCGTTGTGGTTCGTTGTGGTTTCGTCGGCCGGGTATCTGAAGCCTTTCCTTCAGACAGCCTTCAGTCAAACTTGCAAACATCGACTACGATTGCCGCGCAATTGCGCGGCAATGTCGCAATACGCAAGGGGCCGATTGCCCCAACCCGACGCTCCGGCCGAACCACACCAAAGTCCTAACGCGCCCTAACTATGTGCTTAACTTCCGGTGAGACTTCTACGGCCGACAACCGCAGGCAAACCAGCGGCGACGCCAACCGTGTAACAGCCGCTGGCGCGACTACGCTTATGGCAACCGCCACTCGCTTCGTTCTTTCGGTCTGTGCTGAATCATCCCCAACGCCTTCTTCACGCACGCCAGAATCCAGACGCGCCCCAAGCACACGTCAGTAGGGCAACCGGCCGTAGTGCTTCTGGATTGCCGTCTGCATATACGGTTCCAACACCAGGAACTCGCATACGAAAAGGATGTACGAATGGTCGTGAATGGGGCTCTTCGGAACCGCTAGGTTGACCTGCACGCGCACGCCGCGGTTCTTCCGGGCGAAGTCCATTGCATACTGGACCGCCGTATCGAAGTCGGTCGGGTGAAACTCGGAGATACGTGGCTCGCCGGGGAAGTTGAGAATGATTTGAAGCTGCAAGTCTGGTTTGTTGGGCATAGTAGGTTTCCTGATGTTTGCCCGCGCGTGGCGCGACTGTTCGGCCGGTTTCGGATCGAACGGCCGCCCGGGCGAGTGTAAGTAGGACTGACCAGGCCGGCGCGAACCGGCCAGAAGCGTGAAGAGCATCGGATGAGAACACAGTGCGGTGAGTGTTGCCGCCGTGTCGAAGTGGTGTAGTTTGCGTAAGCGCCTGAAGGGGTCCAAGCGCGAATGGAGCGCCGCCTTGGGGCGGTCCGTTATGACCCTCCCCTTACGGCCGCAAGCGCGAAGCGCCGTCGGCCGTCGCCAAGCGCTATCAATACTCGCTCGGGAGCATCAATGTCCCGTTGCAGACATAGAACTTGATTTGCGCCAGCGGGAAGTCAGTGAAGGGAATCTCTTGTGTGATGACGGCCGGTAGGCCCGAATCGCCGCGCATCGTAAGGACTGCGCTCTTGTCTTCGGCCACGACCAGTTCCCAAAGCTGGAAGTCCACCAGGTCGGGCCGTGACGCGATTCGCTTGTCCGGCTGGTAGGACGCCACGGCGTCGATCAGCCAGTAGGCCCCACCGTGCTCCGCCATGTGCCGAACACCCTCGGTGTAGACCAGCCGCTTGGTCCAATGCTGAAAGAACTCGCTACTGCCGCAGAACTGGATCAGGTCGGATTCTCGAAGCGTCGTCATGGTGTCGTTCTCCAATGCCAAATGATCGTCGTTGTGATTCCGTTTTCAATTCGTTGTCAGTCGACTTTCGGTACGGTGTCCTAGTGAAACGCCATAGGCCGTTGGCTAGTCAAGGTTTCGTCTCCGCTTCATTTCGTCGGTGGTGACAATATCGCCGGAGGGAACCATCCGGTGCATCCCGTTTCCCACCGGGTCAGAACCGATGTCACCGGACACCGGGAGGAGTGGTTCGCGGATGACACTACCATCTGCGGCGATGTCATACGCACCCAGAACACGCAAGGGCTTGCCAGTGTCTTTCGCTATCAATCGCTTTGTCATGCCCAGTGCCTCCGATCAAGCCGGTTGTTCAAGCTGGCCCCATACCACGTCCCAAAGGCGTCCGTCACAGATATACGGCGTGTCGATCAGGTCAGCGCCGAGTTCCTTGCCCAGCCGCTGAAGGGTTTCTTCGTCGGCCGGTTCGTCCCACAAGCCGATGCCGTGGCCGAGACTGTTCATAAACAGCCGGTACAGGCGAAGCGAAACGTCGGTGCCGTCGTCGAGCCAACCGGCCCGCTTGAAAACCTCGACGACGGGCACGCCCCAGTGTTCGCCAATGGCCTTGAGGTACTCGTTCGCAATCGGAAGCAGTTCTTCTTCAGGGCCGTAGTCGGTGATGGAGCACAACTCCGCGCCGGCCGGAGGGCCGTCGCCCCGTTCCTCCATTTCAGACCAGTACAGGTCGGTGTAGGGAACGTGAATCGCTTCCAAGAGGATTTGTTTGTCGAATTGCATCGGGCTGTTCCGTAGTGAGAAGACAAAGGAGAAGAGGGGCGTAGCCGGTCAGTCGGTCCAAGAGAAGAGGGTTCGATTGCGCCGGAAGCGGTCGCGTTTCTGCTGTCGCGTATCCGCCGGGTCCGGCGTCGGCTTGCCCGTGACGACGCAGCCGGCCTGTTCCAGTTGGTGGGCAATGTTCTCGGCACACTCGCGGCGCACTTCGTCGTGGGCGTAGTCGAAGTCGTCAATCCCGCCCACGCCGTCAGAGAAGCCTTTGTATTCGCCCCCGCAGCACCACCACTCCCATCCGTGTTCGTACCACTTGCGGAGTTGGTCAAGCCGCTTGCGGAGCGACAGCGCCACCATTTCCCGGGCAACCTGCTTGCTTGCGCCGTTGTCGCGATACCAGCGGTACAGGTCGTCGTCCCATCCGGCGGTGATGACGATGCGCTCGCGGTGGCCGTCGCTGTAGCAGTAGCCACGGCGCTGGTCGGCTGTATCCCGCCCTTCGTCAAGCCGCGAAACCCGTTCGACCGTATGCACGTATCCGTCGCACCAGTCCCACGGCGTTTCGCCATTCATGGTGATATCAGGGAAGACTTCCACGGCCGCCAGAATGTCGTCGAAGTCGACGTAGACGGATTCCACGTCCGTAGTGACCGTGGTATGTACCAGCACGTCGCCCGTGCGGATCGTCGTGGTTGCGGTCTTGCTTTGTTTCAGTTGCGTTGTCATGGTTGTTATGCTCCTGTTGATTAGTATTCACTCTGACAATGCGCTTCTCTCACTTCCTCGATCGCGTCGTCCGCCATCACACTTGTCAACTCGTTTACTGGCATCCCGCCATTACCCTCTTGCGGAAGAAAGCCCTCACGAAAAGGCGTGTCGAGAATTCGGTCAATCTCGGGCACGCCAAAGTAGCTCACGTCCTCTGTCTGTGTGTCTCCCTCTCGAATCGCCTCCCATAGCTCCTCGTCTTCGGTGTCTGTGAGTTCGCGGCTTGTCTCCCATTGGCTTCCGAGAAAGTGAAGCTCATAAGTGGCCTCGAAGCTACAAAGGTGGAAGTGTTGGCGACGATCAAACACGTAGACACCATACAGCCGACTCGTGCGTTCCAAGATCATTGGATCAACCCAATGTTCCCGTTCGTCGAGTTTGACAATCCACAAGTCGGGGAGAAGTTCTACGCGCTCGTTTTCTTCCAAGCCCTCATGCCTCCCGTAGCGACGATAGATACGGGGCTCCCGGTTGTTCTCCCATTCGTCTTGCGTGTAAAGCCAACCGCTGTTGTTCTCGCTGTCGAGGTGAAGCAATGTCCGGTTATCTTCAGCAATGAGAACAGCGGTAGGTTTGAAAGGTGCCCTTGAGTCGCTCATGGTTTGTTCCAGTTGTGTCGTCATGGTGCTATGCTCCCACTTTCAGGTCATAGTCGCGGTAGTAGTCAGCCCACAATTCGGCCACTTCCCCGCCTTCTCGAATCGCTTCACACACATACTCGACGCCATCGGTGGTCAACTCGTTTTCGAGCCAAGCGCCGACTTTGTGGCTGTCGTCGAATTCAATGGCGTTGACACACTGCGGCCCCGCCCCGCAATGTTGCGGGCAATCGGCTTCTCCGCCCCCGTCCGGGTACGGCCCTTTCGGGAATTCCTCGGAATCGTAGCTCCGTTCGTCGTCCGGATCGGCCGGCGCGAGCCCTTCGCGGGTTATTCGCTCGCGGATTGCTTCCCCGCACTGTTCGCAGTAGATGTCAGCAGCGTAGATGTAGACCAACATGGCGATTGCTCCTGTTGAACCCTATTGAGCGGGGATGAACCGGCCGTGTTCTTCGTCCCAATCCCATCGGTCATAGTCCAGGGGACTGATTCCTTCGGGCGGGAAGCCGGGGGCGTGATACGTGACGGGGAACGGCATTCCCTTACCGCTGGCGATACCCTCTTGCCCTTCCACGTAGAGGTTGTCGGTGTCGTACCATACGCCTTGCCCCGACATACTTGGTTGGCCGATGCAGCCGCCTTCAACGAAGTTCCCTTTCAGTGTCAGCCACAATTCGCTCTCGGGAATGCCGAGTCGCCGGGCAGCTTCTTCGGCCTTGGCGGACATTTCGGCCGTCAGTTCCATCCCGTCGCTTAGGGGCTCGCCGTAGTCGTCACCTTCAACGTCGACGTCGATTGCGATGATGCTGCCGTGCTCTTCAGACTCGGCCAGTATGTCGATAGCGTCAGATACGTTGTCGGCTTCGACGATGTAGTGTGGGCCGCCCGTATTGGAGATACAGACGGACAGATGCCACGTCTTACCGAACCAGTCGCCGGCGTTGACGACGGGCGCTTCGTAGTCTCTTCCGTCAACAGTCCACTTGGCCGTAACCTTCGGCTCGCTTGTGTCGTTGCTAGTCATGGTTGTTTCTCTTCGATCAAAGTGCGTTGCGTTCGTCTTGTACCTGAAGCATTTCCTTCAGTCGGCCTGAAGTCAAACAGGAACCATGCGAAGCAAAACAGCGCGCAAGTGCGCAAGTATTCGGATGCAATTGCTACACACCTAGCCGTGTCCAACGCCATCCCAACCGGACCGGCGCCGGGCATGTTCGCCCTAACTATGTGCTTAACCGATGGCGCTGAAGTACGGCATGAAACCATGCCGGTAGCAACACGCGCTTAACCGTATGGTTTCCGCTAGTGTTCGCATGTCGCAGGCACGTTGCGATCGAGTGACTGCACCATGCCACGCGAACCAGGGGCCCCGATGCCTTCTGTTCACTCATTGCGATACATCCCCTGCTTGTCGCTCCATGCTGCGTGCGGTTTTTCTTCACGGTTCATTCGTTCTCCGAGCGAGCAGTCTCCTCCCAAGTTCCGTGTTCACGCAGCATCTCGTGACGCCAGCGCGAACACAGCAGCTTTCGATACAGTGGATTACTCAACGACAAGGCAGGTGTGTGTGTCTTGGCTCTCAAACGACGGCCATCGACGGGCGAGTGCGCGGCCGCCGGTGGTCATCGTGGCATTCGGAGCCGAAGCAGCCACGTTCTGTTCCTTCGGAGGCCAGGATTGCGCGCACCGTGAGCGCAACAGGGCACCGGTTCGACGGCGACCATGCGACTGCGTGGCGCAGCCAGGTCAACGTCGGGTCAACACGGCAGGAAGATCACAGATGCAAGCGACAAGGATGCAGGTAGGTGGGCACGATCCATTTGGGCAGTTGCGGTCCGGCCGCCCCTTCGGGTCGATCGTGTTGTGGCAGGTGTAGTTATTCGTAAGCGCCAAATGGGGTCCAAGCGCGAATCAAGCGCGCCCTCGGGGTGGTCTGTTCTGACCCACCCCGAAGCGCTAAGCGCCGAGTGGCGGCAGTGTTTCGTCAGAACAAGTCCATTGTCACCATTGCACGGTACACCGCTGCTTCGGCCAGGGCATCACTCAGCGCATCGTGGGGATTCTCATTGGTGACGCGGAACCTGCGGCAGAGGGAGCCGAGGCCGACCTTGTTGAAAGGCAGCTTCTCGCCGGCGAAGGCGGCACGGTCGTTCATCGAGAGAGCTAGCAGGAAAGCATCACGGGCGTGGGAATGGAAGAGCGTCTGTTTCTCGTCGATGCCCAGCCAGGCCGTGAGAAATGCAGACTCGAAGGCCCAGTTGTGGGCCAGGGGCACCAGCGTCTTGCCGGCCGGCAGATCGAGCCGCTCCCACCATTCTCGCAGCAGATCGGCCACCTTGCCGGGATGCGGGGCATGGAGGATCAAGTCTTCGAGATTCAGACCGTGGACCTGGGAGGCTTCACGCTCGGCCCGCTCCGGGTGGAGCGGACGGACGTTGTGATAGAACGGGCGGACGCCATGCAATGGTCGGATGTCGGAATCAAGCGGCACGACGGCGATCTGCAGAATCTCATGGTAGCCGGGCCGACGCCCGGTCGTTTCAAGATCGACCGACGCCAGCAGGTTGCCGTTGAGCGCAACAAGGCCCGAGTAGATGTTAGGCATCAGTGGCAACCTCCACCTTGAGGTTTTCGGCACGGTCCTCTGGAGTCTGCTCGGGCCGGGGGCCACCACCGACCAGCCAGCAGGCGCAGCGGTCGGCCCAGACGCGAAGCCGACCGATGGATTTGCTGCTGCCGGCGTCGCCGCCGATCACGTAGTCCCATCCGTCGTAGCCCAAAAGCGCCCGGTCGGCGACGTCGGGGCCGGGACCGTAACCTGGGCGGACGATCTTCACCAGCACACCGCCCGACTTACGGATCGCCTCGGCTTCGTTGGGGAAGCGCACGTCGGGGATGACCAGTACGTCGAGGTCGTGCCGGCCTTTCAAGAGGTAGTCCAGCCACGTCGGTTCGTAGACGTTCTCGCGGATCGCCTTGGTTCCCATGTCGATCCAGATTTGTCGAGGACTCTTGCCGATCTCGGGCAGGACGACTTCGCGGTAGTGTTCGCCATCGCATGTCTCGTAGAACTCCGGCTCGCGCAGTCCTGCCCAACCATAGAGATCGTGGCAGACCTGCTTGAGCTTGTACGCGAATGACCGTTTGCCAATAGCGAAATGCGGGTCACGTTCGCGGCACGCCTCGACGAGAAAGTTGGCGAATGTATCCTTGCCAACGCGTTTGTATGCCCCCAAGCCGATGATAAGCGTTGCTGTTGTTGTGTTCATACCGCAGTCCTCCCAGTAAGATAAGACCAGTTTCTGCCTTTGAGAATTGCCCCTATGGATGCTTTGCTCACGCCGTACTTGCGGGCGATGTCGATCCAGCGCATCTTGCCTTCGTGGCCCAGTATTTCGAGCACTTGCTTTTCTGTGAGCTTTGCCAGATGGTGCCGGGTTCCTCTGCACCGGCGACCTTTCTCGTGGCAATCCACCATGTTGTCGTGATGCGTTCCGAGGAACAGGTGATGGGGATTCATGCACCTTGGGTTGTCGCACGTATGGCAGACAAGCAAGTCACCAGGTTGCTTTCCGTAATGATCGAGGTACGCGATTCGAGTTGCCGTGAATTGGACATTGTTGATCCACACCAGCGGGTAACCAGAACCACCGATTCGACCTTGCCAAGGCCAACAATCGTGCTTGGGCCCTTTCTTGACTTTGGCCCACAAGTTGTCCCGCTGTTTCTGCGAAAGACATGGTGGAAGTGGCAGCACGTTGTGCGTTGTTGGTGTGGACATGAGATTACCTCTTGAACAAGAGTCAACGTCGCCAAGGTGGGACCGGTGTGCGCCGGTGGACGACAGGGTGAGAAGTGAGTAAAGGAAAGGACCAGAGGAAGACTCAATCGCCTTCAAGCCGCAGCTTGCCGTCGATGCGGACGTATCGCTTGGCGTCTGCCGGCAACGTCCCTGGCTTCTCCCAGGCGAGGTTGCCGATGAACTTCTTGTTGTCCGTCCCTGCACCAACCGGGAATCGCGTGGGCATCGCGCGGGAAGTCTTGATCTTGCCCCATTGATGACAGTCCTCGGCCGGAAGCCACTTATGGAATGCTCCGTGGAACTCGGCAAGCAGCACCTTCGAGCCGGGGACCTCATGGCAGTGCTCGGCCAGGAACTCCTCCAACGCATTGCGCGAGAACTGCTCGGCCTCTTGCTTGTGTCCGGTCGCCACGATAGGGATGCGCAGCCGACCCACGACAGGCGGCAGGTGCAGGTCCACTAACGTCCGCATGAAATGCGATGCCTCTTCTTCGAGCTTGCCCAGCAGAACCTTCTTAGGGATTTCTTCCACCAGGTCTGGAACGTAGATCATCGTGATACGGGTATCGCCGGGAAAGATCGGGCAGGCATCTTGTCGGTTGGCACACTGTATCCAGTGCGTCGTGTTGGGTTGCGAGTAACTGTCGGTCCGCATCTTGCGAATCGAAATCGTTCTGCCCGTGACCCATTCCTTGATCCGATTGTGCGCCGAGGCCCCGGCCACGCTGATGTTCTTTTCCTCGACGACGCAGAGCACGGCGTTTGCCAGTTCACCGTTGAAGTCGTTCTTGTTCGTCAAGGACCGGTCCGCGAAAACGACTCCCGAAGTCATCAACAGACTGATTGCTTCGTGCAGGATCGACTTGCCGCTGTTCTCCGGGCCAAAGAGAAAGAGGTATGGCAGCGGCTCGAACGGATCACGCAGCAGGCAGGCGGTCCACGCCAATAGGTAGTCAGCGCCCGACTTGATGTTGGCTCGCTCGGCCCACGGCAGTTTGCGCAACGATGGTGTGAGGTCTTGACCGATGTGCTGGAGAATCTTGTCCCAATGCGGATGTTGGGGAACCTGGTCGTCAACCAGTTCGACCGGTTGATACCGATACTGGGCCGCTTCAAGGTTCCAGCGCCGATTGCCGGGGTACTCGGGTTGGAACGGCAGGTTGACCAACTCCCATGCTTTCAAGATGGCTCCACCCATGATGATGTCGGCCTCGGCCTTCTTGCAGCCGAGGGCCATCAGAGCCGACCTCACGTCATCCTTCGGCTGGCGAATCCAACGGCCGTTCTGCACCCTCCCCATCCAGCCCGCCCGCTCACCGGCCGGAGTGTAGAGACATCGAAGGGCATTGTCATGCTCCGCAGCATCGAGGTCTTCCTTCCTCTGTTCGGTGTGTACGTTGCACACCCGCTCCCACCAACCACGTCCTTTTGCCCAACCCTCGCCCGGCTTCTGGTCGACTATAGGGTCAGGATCGCCCAAAATCTCCATTTCGACACCGTCGAGAATTACCAAGACGCGATCGTCGTCGGTCCTCTTGACTTCTGCCCCCTGCTTGCGCCACTTTTCGAGGGGGTCGGCAGCGCGATTCCTTCCAGTTCCATTACCCTCTCGGTGCTTTATCAGCACAACGAGTTGACCATTCTTGTTCTTCTTGAGCTTGGCTTCACGGTCCAGCCACTTCTCGTCGAGTTCGATTTTCTGGCCGAGGGCCTCCGCCGCTTTGAGTGCGTCCCTGGCACGGTCGAACTGAAATGTGCCATCGGACAATTCCGCACCGCCGGCGACCCTTGCTGCCAAGGCCAGGTCGGGCAGACGATTGAAGTAGCAGCACGTCCACCCCTCGCCATCCTGTTCCCACGTCTCAGCCTCCGCGATGCCGGGCGAAAAGCGAAAGACGCGCCACGCGCCGTCGAGCATCGGGAACATGAAGCAGTTCGGCGTGGCCCGGTCGTTACCTTCCGAGATCGTCCTAAAGATACCCCTCAGTCCCAGTTCGCGCCGTTTGTCGGGGTCATCGATCAAGTTGGCCAGGACCTTTGTGTGAGTTTGCAGCAGGTGGTGGTCGGTGGTCCATACTGTGGAGAACCTGCTCGTGGTCAATTCGTCGATAAGGGCTTTGTGCTTGTCATCCAGCAGTACGGTGGTGCGTGACGAAGCTAATGCCTCAAACGGGTCGAGATGCTCGTCGGCCACGGCCTGGACGCGAACCTTGGCACGACGACGGGTGACGACTTCCACATGGTCTCGCCAATTGGCCGGCAGGTCGGTCACCGACAGTCCCTTCTCGGCGGCTGCGAGCAGTTCCAATCCCCGGTTTTCCGGGGTCATCTTCCGTGCCCAAATCCAAAGCAGTCCGCCGCAGCAGTCGATCTGGCTGGCAAAGTCGAAACCTGTTTCGTTCGACATCATCCCGAGGATCGCCCGCGCCAGTGCGGCGTGCTCCGTATGGTTGTTCGTCGGGATGCCCTCTTCGTCGAAGTAGACATAGAGATGAAGGCCGTTGCCGCCGGTGCTCCGGCGGGCCTCGACGTAAGGCAGGTCTTCGGCCGCTTTGCGAATCTCGGCGAGTTGCTCGTAGGTCACGCCAATCCCAGCCGCGTGCCCAGTAATACTGTCGAAGTCGAAGCCCACCCAACGCGATCGCCGGGCTTGCCAGTCCCAGCCCGTGCAGCCGATCGCATCGGCGTGCAGGTCCAACGGCCACGTCATTTCATAGTCGCGGAACTCGGGATCAGCGTGGGCGTTCTTCGGAATACGGATGTTCCACCACTCGTCGACACCATCCGTGTACGTGTTTCGTTTGCCAGTGACCGGCTCGCCCTTGCCGGCGGCCACGTTGATCTGCGTTTCCATTGCCGGCGTCCAGCGGTCCAGCAGATCGGGACCGTTGTGCGAAGCACGCCGCGCGCGGAAGAACGATCGCAGCGATTCGGTGACCGTGGGCATAATGCCCTCCACAAGACATGGGGAGTGAGGTGGGGCGGGACGAGGAGCGGGACGAGGAGCGGGCGTACCTTGCGAACGAAGGCACGACTTCCTAGATGTCTACTAAAGTAAAGTAATTCCGAGGGGGGTCTGTTTCGAGAATCTCCAGAATTCTTGGAATCTCCCGACACCAGTGCGATTACGCCGCGTCAGTGGGCCGTTTATGCGGGCTCGTGCCGCGTCGAATAGCAACGTCTTTGGTGCTTTCTTGTAATATCTCGAAACAGCCCCCCGTCAAAATCACTTTACTTTAGTAGATACGCTTCGGAAGGGAGCAACATGCAGGACAAAGCGGCGGACATTCCGATCGACCAAATCACCGAGCCGAGAACCGTGCTGCGCCTTGTGGATAAGGACTCGGTGGAGTACCTCGAAATGCGCGACTCGATTGCCGCCGAGGGCTTTTGGAACTCGATCTCGGTCCGTCCGGCGAAGGACGACGGCAAGTACGAGATCATCGACGGTCTATACCGCTATACCTGCGCACGCGAGTTGAGTCTGCAGTCGATCCCCTGCATCATCAAGTACAAACTCTCGGATGATGCGGTGCTTGCCGCACAGATTCAAGCAAATGCCATTCGGCCGGAGACGAAGCCGGTGGAGTTCGCCCGGCAAATGAAGCGGATGTTGACCCGTCGTCCCGAGATGACGTTCGACGAATTGGCCCACCTGATCCACAAGTCGCCAAGCTGGGTGCGGAAGACCCTTGGGTTGCTCCGGCTCGTCCGCAAATCGCGGAAGATGGTCGATCGGGGTGAAATTGCGATCCAATCTGCCTACATGCTGGCCAAGATTCCGCATCACCTTCAAGCGGGCTACCTCGACCCGGCTCGGACACTGCCAAGCCGGGAGTTTCGAGCGCTGGCGGCCAGTGTCATCAAACAGTACACCGAGGCGGTTAAGCAAGGGAGGATGAAAGCGTTTTGGTGTGGCGAGTTCCGGCCGCAGGCCCACCTCCGTTCGTTACGCGACATCCAATCGGAAACGCAACGGCAGGAAGTGGGCGCGTTGCTCGTCACGGCAGAGCAATGCAAAACGCCCGTGGACGGATTCTACGCCGCCTTGCGCTGGGCCATGCACTTGGATCGTCAGAGCGTCGAGGACCAAGAGCGATCCGCCCTCGCCCGTTTACGACAATCACTGCCCGAAGAAAGTGAGGTGCAACATGTGACCGACTAGCCGCTGCCCGCCCGCCAACTCCTCCCTCCTCATCTTTTCCCACCCCATCCTCTCTTCTTTAGGACCATGCTATGTCCACATCTACCGATCTGGTTCCCGTCGACATGACCCAGTTGCCTTCCACGCAGGTCGGCAGCGACGAAACCTTCAACGAGTTGGCCAAGAGCGGCGACTTCCTCGGCCGTTTGCAACTCTTCACCAAGGGCAAGGCGATCGACAAGGGCCTGATCCGGCCCGGCCATTACGGCATCCCCGAGTCGGGTGACGAGATCGTCGATCTGGGCGACACGATCGATGTCGTCCCGCTGGCACGTCGGCCGAAGGCGATCGACATGAACGACAAGGAAGCCATCATCGTCTGCCACGACCACGAGTCGGACGAGTTCAAGCGGATCGCGGCGCAGTCGCTCGAAAAGGAGTCGCACTGCATGTACGGCCCCAGCTTCCTCGTCTTCGAGCGGTCCAGCGGCCGGCTGCTGGAGTTCTTCTGTGGCTCGAAGAGCACACGTGGCGAAGCGAAGAAGATATACCCGTACCTGCCGCTCACCGAGGCCGACATCGCGGCCCGCGAGCTGTCCGGCGCGGAGCCGCACGGCCCGTTGCCGCTCACACTCAAGAGCCGGTTGGTTGAGAAGGGCACGTATTCGTGGCACGTTCCGGTCGTGGTGAAGTGCTCGACGCCGTTCACGAACCTGCCGTCGATGGCGGCCATCGTGCGGGAGATCGAGAAGTTCGTCAACGTCAAGGACGACGGCGTGGAGAAGGTCTCCGAGGAACAGGCGAATCGACGCGCCCGCTGATCGGATGCGTCGGGACCGGACTTCTCTGCATTTCCCACACGCTTTCCTGGAGCCACGCTATGAAAGCCGTTACCGCTACGTTTCTGTCAGTCATACTGGTCGTCTCTTTCGGCTGTGAATTCTCGCAGTCGCCAGCCGTTCACCCCACATCTCCGCTGCAACGTAGCGACAACATGGATGTGAATCCCGACGAAACGGATTCTCCATTCCAACTGCTCGAAGGCTACCAGGTTCGTCCGGCCCGGAAGCGAGACCAGACGGCGTAGTCGCTGATGCTGGGAGTTTCTCAGCAGACCCCGTTGCCGAATGGGGCACGCGCGGGTTCGATTCCCGCACGGGGTCTTTTCCTACCCTCCCCCTATCCCACCTATCGCGTTCTGCGAACAACCGAGTTTTCCATGCAACCCGACGCCGTGCTGATTCAGCGGCCGGCAGTCGACTTCACGACGTTTTTGGGCCTGAGCCACCAGATGCTCGGCTACAGCCCGGCGCGTGCGGTCGACGCCTGCCCTCGTGAACTGACCGATGCCGAACGATTCCTTTCGTGTCTTGCCGCGCTGCGTGATCCGGATGCACCGGTCGGGCTGACTCCCAATCTCCTGGCGCACGTCTCATTCAGCGTGTTCGTTGCAGCCGACGAACGGGACTTGCTCGACGTTCTCGAAGCGGCGTCGGGTATGTCGTTCGTCACGACGGAGACGCTCGCCCGCGGCGTTCAGGTAGCTGTCATCACCGGCACGCTCGGCCAATGGCGCGATGCGGTCCGGTCCGGCACGAAGCAGACGGCCGAACCGACCGTTCGGGCCTGCTACTGCAAGATTCTCGTCCTGTTCGAGCAGGCCGGTCTCGGCCACGTCTGGGCCGACTGCGAAAAGCGTCCCGCCCCGAACCAACTCTTCTACCTCGAAGACAAGAGAAATCGATGATCGCCACGCCCCAAGACATCTCCACCAAGCTCGTTACGGAAACGGCCAAGGGCACTCTCATCAAGGTTCCCGTGACACTTCGCTACGTCGCCGGTCGGATCGAGTTCGTCAAGTCGCCGTTCGCGCTCAAGTCAGAGATCAAGGCGATGGCCGGTTCGCGGTGGCACGGCTACATCGAAGGGGACAAGCGGAAGATATGGTCGGTGGCGGACTGTCCACGCAACCGGTTTCAACTCGGCTATCTCCAGGGTGAGAACGTCTACGAGTGGTTCGATCGTGAGCTTGTACGGCACCAGTACCGGCGTCCGCTCATGCCGCATCAACGCGATATGGCCAACGCCGGACTGACGTATCACTTTCAAATCTGGGCAGCGGAAATGGGCACCGGCAAGACCCTCTCAGCCCAAGAAGTGATGGAACGCTCAGGGGCGGACTGCTGGTACTGGATCGGTCCCAAAACAAGTCTGCCCAACATCCGGCGCGAGTTCCGCAAGTGGAGCATGGACCCGATGGTCCGCGTCGAGATGATGACCTACGAGGCGCTCGTCCGCAAGGTCGACGACTGGAAGTCCGACGACGAGTTGCCGCGCGGCGTGATCTTCGACGAGTCGAGCAAACTCAAGACGCCCACTTCGCAACGCTCGAAGGCCGCCCAACGCCTGGCCGACATGATCCGTGCCGAGTATGGCTTCGACGGCTATGTGATCCTCATGTCTGGCACGCCGTCACCCAAATCACCCATCGACTGGTGGTCGCAAGCCGAGATCGCCTGGCCCGGATTCCTGCGCGAAGGTTCGGTCAAGGCTCTGGAACAACGGCTGGCGTTCATGGCCGATAAGCAGTTCGACGCAGGGGTCTTCAAGAAACGGGTTGGCTGGAAGGACGACGACTCCAAGTGTGATGTCTGCGGTGAGACCGAGCTTGAGGGGCCGCACGAACTTGACGGCATCACCGATCCCGACGACTACCACCGGTTCGAGCCGAGCAAAAACGAAGTCGCGTTCATGTACGAGCGACTCTCGGGGCTCGTCATTATCAAGCACAAGAAAGACTGTCTCAGTCTGCCCGAGAAAAGCTATCGCAAGATCGTCTGCAAACCGACTACCAGCACCTTGCGGGTCGCCCAGGCCATCGCCTCGTCTGCGCCGAACGCCGTGACTGGCATGACACTCTTGCGGGAATTGAGCGATGGCTTCCAGTACCGCGAGGTCAAGGACGGCAAGACGAAGTGCCCACACTGTCCCGAGAGTTGTGGCACGGTCCACGAATGGTTCGATCCCGACGACGACGATCGCACGTTCCGCGCCATCGACATGCTCGACGAGGCGCTTGTCGCTCGACTGGAGAAGCGGGAAGTGGCCTGCCCGCGGTGCGGCGGATCGGGCGAGGTCGACAAGATGAAGCGGATCGTCCGCGAGGTGCCATGCCCGAAAACCAAGGCTCTCAAGGCCCTGCTCGAAGAGAACGAAGAGGTCGGCCGTATCGTGATCTTCGCCGGCTTCACCGGGTCGGTCGATCGCGTGACCGGCATCTGCCACAAAGAGGGCTGGGATGTCGTTCGCTGCGACGGTCGTGGCTTCCAGGTCACCAAACACGACGGCCAGGTCATTACTGACGTGGACCCGCTCGACTACTGGGCCGACGCGGAGAACAACCCGCGAGTCGCCTTCGTCGCCCATCCCGAATCGGGTGGCATGTCGCTCACGCTGGTCGAGGCCCGCACAGCGGTCTACTGGTCAAACAGCTTCAAACCCGAGTACCGCGCCCAGTCCGAGGACCGCATTCACCGCAAGGGGATGGACGAGAACCTTGGCTGCACGATCGTCGACCTGGTCCACCTGCCGACCGATGAACGTGTGCTCGAAGTCATCCGTGAAAACAGACGCCTCGAAAAGATGACGATGGGCGACTTCAGCGACGCCCTGACTGAAGACGCAGCCGACGAGTCGGAGGCGATGGAGGTGGTTGATGCTTGTTGACCGAATCCTCCACGGCGACTGCCTCGACATCATGCCGACGATCCCCGACGCGAGCGTCGACATGGTGCTGGCCGATCTGCCCTACGGTGTGACGCAGAACCAGTGGGATCAAGTCATCCCGTTCAACCGGCTGTGGGACGAGTACCGCCGCGTGACGAAGTCCAATGCGGCGATCGTGCTCACGGCCACCCAACCGTTTGCCGCGCAGTTGATCGCCTCGAACCGGAAGATGTTCCGCTATGACCTGATTTGGCGGAAGAACAAATCGACCGGATTCTTGAACGCCAACCGGATGCCGCTTCGGCAGCACGAATCGATCCTCGTTTTCTATCGCCGACTGCCGGTCTACCATCCGCAGAAGTCGCACGGCCACGCCCCGGTCCATTCGTTCACAAAGCACACGAGCGACGGGACCAACTACGGGCAGACGAAGCGAGGCGTGCAAGGCGGCGGCCAGACCGATCGACATCCTACTTCGGTGATCGACATTCCCGTGGTCAACAACGACTCGAACGGGAAGAGTCATCCCAACCAGAAGCCGGTCGCGCTTTTCGAGTACCTGATTCGGACATTCACCGCTGAAAACGCCATCGTCCTCGACAACTGTATCGGCAGCGGCACGACCGCCATCGCCTGCCTCAACACGGGCAGACACTTCATCGGCATCGAGCAGGACGCCGAGTTCTGCAGGCTCGCGAATGAACGAGTCGCCCAGCATCAACCCTCCGAACTGCAAATCACATGCCCGACCAAACCCCAACGCCACCGCAAATGCCCTCGATTCCCGATCGGGCATGGAACCTTGCCAAAGCCTTGACGGCCTTCGCCGCTGATGGTTGCCGGACCGTGCCCAGAACGACCTACCGTATCCGCCTTCAGACCTGCGCGTCGTGCCCACGACGAAATGACAACTGGTGCCTGGAGTGCGGTTGCTTCTTGCCCGTCAAGGCCAAGGGGCGGGCTTGGCAATGTCCGCTCGACAAGTGGCCCGCAGCTTGAGCGGTCCACACATTGAACACGACCTACGTGGAGATACCCCATGCCTCGATTGAAAACGGAGAAGGTCCGGCGCATCAAGGCCGACTTGTGCAAACCCGGTGCAACGCAGCCCCAGGTGGCGAAAAAGCATCGGGTCAGTCGGTCGGCCGTCTCCGACATCGCTACCGAACGTACTCACAAGGACGTCCCCTGGCCTGATGGTGGTCCGCCGAAAAAGCGATCCGGCGGACAGCGGAAGCCGATCACCGACTACGATCCGACCAACGCCCGCATCCTGGAACTCGAAGCCGACATCGCGCACCTCACCGAAGAGCGCAATCGGGAACGACGCAAAGCCAAAGCCGGGGCTCGGGATCGGGGCTTGTTCAACGCGATGGCCGACGTACTGTCCGAGAAGATCGTTGCCGTCAAGCCGCTGCCCAAGGTGCGCCGGGATGTTGGTAAAAAGGGCAAGGTCATCGAAGAGCACTGCGTGATGCACATTTCCGACGGCCATCACGACCAGATCGTCCGGCCCGAGGAGTGTGGCGGCCTTGAGCAGTATGACTTCCCCATCTCCTGTTGTCGGGCGGAGCGGTACGTCGATCGGGTCATCCACTGGACTCAACAGACGCTCCATCCACAGTTCTGCTTCACGCATCTATGGGTACTCGCCTATGGGGATCACACATCGGGCGAGATTCACGGTCACACGCAACGGTCCTACTTTCGCAACCAATTCAAGAACGTCATGGCGATCGGCAAGCTGCACGCCCTGATGTATCGCGACCTGGCCCCGCACTTCGACCAGGTCAACGTCGTCTACGTGCCGGGCAACCACGGTCGGCGATCGAAGAAGAAAGACTATCATGGGGCGCACGACAACTGGGATTACCTCATTGCCGAGTTGGCCCGCCTCTACTGCGCCGACGTCGCCAACGTCGAATTCGTGATTCCCGATGCCTTTAGTGTGAATCTCGACATCGGCGGCGTCGGCTTCAATATCTCACACGGCGACGATGTGCGCGGATCGTTGGGAATCCCGTACTACGGCTTGCAGCGTCGCCAGCGGAGCCTCACGGCGTTGGGACACACGCAGGACGGTCCCCGCACTCGTTACTTCTGCTGCGGCCATTTTCACAAGCCCGGCATCGTCGGCGACATGGACGGCGAAATGTTGGTGAACGGCCCGTGGGTGGCGACCGACGCCTACTCCTTCAATGCCTTCGCCGGCTACACCGAGCCAAGCCAATGGTTGCATGGCGTCAATCCTAAGTACGGCATCACCTGGCGAATGGCCGTCAACCTCCGCAGCGAGCAAGAGAAGAAAGGACCGCAACGATACGTGATCGACGTGGATGCAGACGAAGTGTAGTTCCGATCGGCACAGACCATGAAGCGACTGGAGCAATACGACGTGTTCTCGTTGCCCGTGTCGGAGGTGTTCTACGACGCGGACTTCAACTGTCGTGGTGCGTTCACGCTTCAGTCGGTCGAGGAGCTTGCCCAGAGCATCGACGAACTGGGGTTGCAGTTCCCGGTGGTCGTGCAGCCGTCCGAGGAAATCGAGGAGTTGGAGCATGAGGGGTTTCGATGGCGACTGATTGCCGGGCATCGACGATTTCGAGCAGTAACGACCTTCCTCAAGTGGACGGAGATACCGGCGTCTGTGTGGCAAGGGCTGACGGAGCGGCAGGCCCGGATGTTCAACTTCACCGAGAACCTGGAGCGGAAAGACCTGAACGTGTTGGAGGAAGCCCGGGCGTTGGGCCGGCTCTTCCCCCAGGGCACATCGTTACGAGAGGCCGCAAGGGAACTGAAACGGCACACCCGATGGGTCCAGGCCCGGTTCCGACTACTCAGGCTGCCCAAGGAAGTGCAGATCAAGGTGGCGGCTGGGACGCTGAGCCTGGTGGACATGGAGGCCGTCGCCCAATTCGAGACGCCAGACGAACAGATCAAGGCGGCCAATGACATCGCCAAGGCGAAGCGGCGCGGCCGCCATCCGAGCGAGACCAAGCCGGGCCGCAGCTTCCGCTATCGGAAAACAAAATCGCAGATTAACCAGATGATTGCGAAGTTGATGGAACACGGGCTCGACGGACTCACGACACGCGCACTGGCTTGGGCTGCCGGTTCTATTGGTGACAACGAGTTTGACGAGGACATTCGGCAAATAGAGCGTGAGTGCGAGCGATCGTAGATATTCCAGCGATTCCGATGATTCCAATGATTCCAGTAGTTGTAGGGGTACACGGAATTCCTTTGATTGTGGCAATCCCGCATCTTTTGCCTTTTTTAACATTCTCGCAGCGAAGAGTCGATTTCGCTTTGTACGAGGACGCATAACCGGCATGGATTGCCTGACTTCACACAGGGGACATCCATGTCCAAGGTCTTCATCGACAGCGAAACGTGCGGCTTGCACTCGATGATGGTCCTCCTCCAGTACGCGGAGGAAGACGGGCCGATTCACCTCTACGACGTGTGGAAGCGGCCGATCCGCGAGACGCTACGGCTGATCGAGTGGCTCTGTGAGCATACCGTCGTCGGGTTCAACCTCGCGTTCGATTGGTTCCAAATCGTCAAGGTCTATACGACGTTTCGGCTGGCCGATCCTGATTGGAATCCGGAAGAGCATATCGACGAGATCGCCCTACTGGAGCCGCAGGCCCAGGAAGGGCCGTGCGTGAAGCCGGCCAGTGCGCTCGACCTGCTGCTGCACTCTCGCAAAGGGCCATACCAGTCACTCATGGCACGAGAGGACATTCGCATCCGTCGGGTGCCGACCGCCCTGGCCTACGCCTTGGCCGAGGAACTCGAAGGGCGCGTCGAGTTGGACGGCATCTACTTCGCCCGCAGTGCCGACAAAGACGCTCCCCGCTGGAAGGTGTTTGACGTCAAGGATCGGGACGGCGAGATCGACCCGAACTTCAAGGACGTGGTGCTCAAGTTCAACCCGTCCGGCGGACTGAAGTTCCTGGCCGAGTACGCGATGGGGTTCAAGCCCAAGTACCACTACAAGGATGTCGAGCCGAACCCCAAGTGGTTTCCCAGGGAACTCGGCTATGCCCCGACCGCATTGGCGCTGAGCAGCCCCGAACAGAATTGGGAGGTCTACGAGACGGATAAGAAGACCGGCGAACGTGTGCTCAAAGGCCACGCCTGGCCCGCCGTGATTCAGAAGTTCATCGACCATTGGGCGACCAACGAGCCCGCCCGAGACTATGCCCGCGATGACATCGTGTACACCCGAGCCCTCGATAAACACTTCGGCAATCCCGAGCCCGGCGACGACGACAGCATTCTCGCCTGCATGGTGCCGGTTGTTCGATGGCGCGGGTTCCAGATCGACCTTCCCGGCATCAAGGAACTCTTGGCAAAGGCCCAATGCGTCGTGGCCAATTCACCCGTCAATGTCAACAAACCATCGGAAGTCCGCGCCTTCCTCGGCGAGTGCATGGACGAGATGGAGAAGGTTACGATCGAGGAGACGACCAAGAAGGCCAAGCTCGAAGCGGTTTCCAAGTGGCACCTCACTGAGGATGAAGAGTGCAGCAAGTGCCTGAGTGAAGACCCAGACTGCCAGCGGTGCAATGGCACGGGCATGTTGTCGAGCGCCGGTGACATTACCGACTATTCCGGCAACCATCCGGCCGCAGTCCGTGCCGCCAGGATTCTCGCCGTGAAAACGGCCGTCAAGGAGATCGAACTGTACTCGAAGCTCTTGGTGGCCGGCAAGTTCCACGCCTCGTTCAACGTCGTCGGCACACTTTCGTCCCGCATGTCCGGCGGCGACGGACTGAACGCCCAAGGCATCAAGAAGACGAAGGAAGTCCGGCGGATGTTCCCGCTGGCGTGGGATGGCTACGAACTGTGCGGCGGCGACTTCGACTCGTTCGAGGTGACGTTGGCCGATGCGGTCTACAACGACCAGACGCTCCGCTCGGACCTTCTGAGCGGCAAGAAGATCCACGCGCTGTTCGCGATGGCCCTGTTTCCCGGCAAGACCTACGAAGAGGTCATCGCCTCGGACGGCTCGTCCTTCGACATGTACCACAAAGGCAAGACGGCCGTGTTCCGGATGATCTATGGCGGCGGCTGGGAAGGACTCGCCGACGCCCTGGGCATCCCCGAGGACGCTGCGCGAGGGGCCTTCGAGAGTTTCGGGCAACGATACAAGGGCGTCGAAAAGGCAAGGGGCAAGACGTTCGATTCGTTCTGCTCGATGCGACAGCCCGCCGGTGTCGGCAGTGCGGTCATCTGGCACGAGCCGGCCGAGTACGTCGAATCGTTCCTGAAGTTCCGCCGCTATTTCACGCTTGAGAACACGATCACCAAAGCCCTGTTCGACCTGGCCCGCAAGGTGCCGGCGGCCTGGCGAAAGACGGACATCAAGGTGATGCGTCGGCCTGGTCGCATCCAAACCGCCGGCGGCGCTGTCTCCTCGGCGCTGTACGGGGCAGCCTTCGGTATCCAGGCCGCCAACATGCGGGCAGCAGCGAATCACGAGATTCAGTCGCCCGGTGGACAAATTACCAAGGCCGTGCAGCGTCGCGTTTGGGACTTGCAGCCGGCAGGCGTTCACGAGTTGCGCGTGGCCCCTATGAACATCCATGATGAAATCATGTGCGTTACGCATCCCAGCCAGGTCAAACAAGTCACCGAGCAGGTGCGTGATACCGTCGAATCGTTCCGCCCGCAGGTGCCGCTGATCGGCATGTCGTGGTTCGAGTCGATGGCGAACTGGGCCGAGAAGAAGGCCGGTGCCGAGAAGGTCAAGATTCGTTGTCCCGAGATGATGGAGGTTTGAACTATGGCATTGCCGTCACGACTCATCACATTCCGCGATGCTTGCACGTTCGTCAACCGGGAGAACATGCACAAGCGCAAGGACTCATGCCGTGACCGACAACGCCTGCCCGAATCAACGCACCGACAATGCGAAAACTAACTATCCCAGGTAGACGAGGGCCGGAATGGCACATCCAACGCGACTTGAAACAGTTCCTTTCAGATCGCGGATGGTTGGTCGAGCACACGCACGGCAACCTGTACCAACAGGGATTGCCCGACCTGTTCGTGGCGCATCCGCGATACGGACAGCGTTGGATCGACTGCAAACACCCCAAGCGATACTCGTTTACCAAAGCGCAACGAATCAAGTGGCCGCTTTGGGAACAACACGGCGTCGGCATTTGGATCATCACTGCCGCAACGCAGGAACAGTACGACAAACTGATGGGGCCGCCGAACTGGCGAGACTATTGGAAACCGTCCTGGGGCGAGATGCCGGACATTGACGCCTTGCTCGACGAACTCGCCGTGAGTGAGATCGAGTAGACAACCCACCGCGACCATTCGTGTCGCACAACAACCTGCCTGAAAGAAGAACCCCCCAACCCCAACTGCGCTCCCCGTGCGCGCTCACTGAGACAACCCAAACCAACATCCCATGAAACTCCAAACGAAACCCAACCCCTGGTCGTGCGTCGGATCGGCGTTCGCAATGGTGCTCGACATTTCCGCGGCCGACTTCTTCGGCCACGTCGGGCACGATGGCAGCGAGATCGCTTTTCCCATGCTGCCCGATCCGATGGCACGTCGGGGGCTTCATATCCAAGAGTGCATCACCGCTTGTGTGAAACTCGGCAATGCTGTCACGCCGATCGAGTTGTTCCCGGTGATTCAGGCAACGACCCCTGACGAGAACAACGTCCTCGTTCTCTTCGGCGACGACGAGTCGGCCAATTGGCATCGCTTGGAGAAGGTCGTTCAAACATCAACCGGTGTGCTCGAAGGCGTCGGCCGCCGATGCCTCCATGCTGTGGCCTACGACCACGGCATGATCTTCGATCCGGACGGCGACCACTATCCCTATTCCCGCCCCGCCTGCGAGTCGCGTGGCTTTTGGCCTCGCCGTGCATGGCGCGTAGACCGTCTCCACTCTCCACCTCCCAATCCATCTATCCCAGAACTCCTCCGAAAGGACCATACCGTGAGTTCCTATGACTACGATTTGACAAGCAAGATTCCAAAGGCATTGGACCGCAAACAGAACGAGCGGCTCTACGCCCGCGTCATGGCGGGCGACGGCAAAGCTCGCGAGGAAATGATTGAGGGCAACATGCCGCTGGTGATTGCCAAGGTGGACGCCTATGTCGGCTGCCATCCGCAGGTCGCCTATCTGCGCGACGACCTGCACAGTGCCGGCTTCCTCGCGTTGGTCAAGGCGGTCAACACGATGGCCGATCACGACCAACCGAGCAACGTGAATCCCACGGGCTACATCTCAGTCGCCATTACCCACGAGATCACCAGAGTGACAGAGAAGGAGTCGGCAATGGGCCTGACGAGCATTCCCGAATCAGTGGATGGTCCTGTCAGCAACCACGACGTTCCCGAGGTGGAACACGACATTCCCGATTCAACCACCGACGTGAACGAGAGCGCAGTGCAGGGACTATTCGAGTTGCGAGACGTGCTCCAGTCGTGCTGTGAATCCGACAAGGAGCGCACGCTGCTCCGGATGCGCGAAGAGGGTTACTCGGACCGTGAGATTGCCGAGACGCTCGACCTTCCCCACATCACCACGTTTCGACTCCGCAAGGAACTGGAAGAGCGTTTCAACCAGAAGTGCCGCGAATTGGAGTAGTAGCCATGCTTCCAACGCGAATCCTATTGGACCTGGACGACGTGTGCAATCGGTTCACGATGTACGCGCTCAAGCAAGTCGGTTGCCCCGTTGACGAACTGGCCTACCGCGACTTCAACCCCGCATGGGGCTGGGACATCGTGGGTGCGGCCAACGCGCTGCATTTGACCCGCGAGTTCACGCCGGCCGAGTTCTGGGACTCGCTGGACAGGGACGTGTGGGCAAGCGTGCCGGAGTCGGGCGAGTTCAAGACTCTGCTTCGTCGGTGCGAAGCCCTGGTCGGTCCCGAGAACGTCTGCATCCTCAGCAGCCCGACGCTCGATCCAGACTGCCTGGCAGGCAAGCTCGAATGGATTCACCGTCACTTTCCGAAGCGGATGCACCGGCAATTCCTGATCGGTCCGCGAAAGCACTTTTGCGCCCGGCCAGATGCCTTGCTGATTGACGACGGCGACCACAACGTCGAAGCGTTTCGCGCCCACGGCGGCCAGGCGATCCTCGTACCCCGCCCGTGGAATTCGCTTCACTACATGCCCACCGAGACCCACCTTCACGACGCACTCTCCATGTTCTTCCACATGAAAGAACATGCCGGAGTCGCGTGACCCACCTTCGTTTCCCCTCCTCGTCCTACTCCTCAGTCATCCCGTCCAACAACATCTCAACGTGAAAGGTACGCGCCCATGTCGCGTCGAGAACTGCTGCAACTGGCCCACACCTACAAGCCGGAGAAGCACAAGATCGCCGGTTGGTTCATATCAGAGAAATGCGACGGCACACGCTGCTTCTGGGACGGCGGACTCAGCCGTGGTGTACCGACCGACCAGGTGCCGTGGGCGAGCATCACCGATCCGAAAACCGGTAAACGCAAGGCCAAGATCAAGCCTGTCGCTACTGGCCTCTGGTCTCGTTACGGCAACCCGATCATGGCTCCCGACTGGTTCCTCAATCTCTTGCCGTGTTGCCCGCTCGACGGCGAACTTTGGGCCGGTCGTGGGAACTTCCAACTCTGTCGATCGATCTGCGCCGGCGACGCTCCGGACCCGCGGTTCGACCGGATTCAATACGCCGTCTACAGCACGCCGGCTCTGCCCTACGTGTTCGCGGATGGCGAGATCAAGAACGCCAACATGCACCGCACAATCAAGTTGGCGGAGATCGAGTCGTGGATCAACGGCCGACGTGCCGAACTGGCTGACTTTGCCTCGGTCGACACGCCCGCCACGTTTGACGGTGAGTTGGCTTTCCTCTGCGAAAACATCCCGTCACAAGACGACCGGGTGTTCTTGCATCGCCAAGTCAAGCTGGCAAACAGCGAGACGGAAGCCCGCGACAAGGCCAATGCCTTCCTCGAAAAGGTGCTCGACCAGGGTGGCGAGGGGGTAGTGATCCGCGATCCGCAAGCGTCGTGGTTCCCCAAACGCAATCGGGGCCTGCTCAAGTACAAGCCGTTCGACGATTCCGAAGCGACCATCGTGGGTTATGTGGCCGGCAGGGAAGGCAAGCAAGGCAACGTGCTCGGCAAGATCGGAGCCCTGCGGGTCCGCTGGCGCGACATCGAGTTTGAGATCGGCTCCGGCATGACGATGGCCGAACGCGAATTGCTCGACGACCGGGCCTTCGACTATGCCGCCGCGCATCCCGGCGAAGTGCTGCCCGACTGGTGCGACGGCAAACACCTCAAACGTCGGCAGACCATCACGTTCAAGTACCGCGAGCTGTCTGACGACGGCGTGCCCAAAGAGGCCCGCTTCTGGCGGCGACGAGAGGGCGTCGAATGAAGTTGCTCCTTTTCTATGTACTGTGCTTGGCTGCCTTCTACGCAACGAGCCTTGTCGGCGGTCAGTGCCACGCAAAGAGAAACCCGTGGCTGGCGGCAGTCTGCGCGCTCAGTTGCGTCGCCTGGACCGTGCTGATGATCTACTCACTTTTCATCTGGTTGATCCCATGACTGACAAACGCACACCGACCACGCTCGACCAAGCCACGCTTTACTGCGGTGATTCGTGGGACGTGCTTCCGTCGCTGGAGCCGGAGCAGTTTACGGCCTGTGTGTGCGATCCGCCCTATCACCTGACGCAGGCGAGCCGAAAAGGCAGTCCGCGCAACAACGATCCTGAGACGCCGTTCGGCCGCACCCGTCTCGGCTCCAAAGGGTTCATGGGCAAGACGTGGGATGGTGGAGACATCGCCTTCCGCCCCGAGTTCTGGACTGAGGTACTGCGGGTTCTCAAACCTGGAGCGATGCTCCTGGCCTTCGGTGGCACGCGGACCTTTCACCGTCTGACGTGTGCCATCGAAGATGCCGGCTTTGAGATACGCGATTGCCTCATGTGGCTCTATGGTTCGGGGTTTCCGAAGTCGCTCGACATCTCGAAGGCCCTCGACAAAGCGGCCGGAGCAGATCGCGAAGTCGTGGGAAGCAAAGTCAGACTTCCGGGGTACTCTCTCAATCAATCTGATAGTCCCGGCGGCGTTGCAATGTCCGGCAACATAGACAACTCCCTTCGCAATCCTGAAAAGGAGTGTGCCATCACCGCGCCGGCCACCGGACTCGCCCGGCGCTGGGACGGCTGGGGCAGTTCGCTCAAACCGGCATGGGAACCTATCGTCCTGGCGATGAAGCCACTCGACGGGACGTTCGCCAGGAATGCGCACCGTTACGGCGTGGCGGGCTTGAACATCGACGACTCGCGGATCGGCGTCGGCAAGGGCGGGCATCGCAACGGTGAGAAGACTGCCGAGAAGCGATACGCCGACCGCGGCTCGACCAACTTCGCGCCGACGCCCGGACCGCGCGGCGGCGATGCGAAAGGCCGCTGGCCTGCCAACCTTCTGCTCGACGAAGAGTCGGGGGCGATGCTCGACCGGCAGAGCGGTGAGCGTCCGGGGTGCAAGTCGCGCAGCCACGCCAAGCCGGAAAGCAAGTTCCGCCCCAACCAGGGCGAATACATGCCCCAAGGACCGATCTACCCCGACACGGGCGGCGCGTCTCGCTTCTTCTACTGCGCTAAGGCCAACAAGCGAGATCGAACGTGCGACGGCCAGGTCGAGAACAGCCACCCGACCGTTAAGCCGCGATCGCTGATGGAGTATCTCTGCCGTCTCGTCACGTCGCCCGGTGGCGGAGTCATCCTCGACCCGTTCATGGGCTCGGGATCGACCGGCATCGGCGCACTCTCAACCGGCAACCAGTTCGTCGGGATTGAGCTTGAACCCGAGAGTGTCGAGACCGCGCGACGACGCATCGAAATCGTTTCACAAGCCATTTCTGCATCGGAGACAACCAATGCGTAAGCCGGAACACCTCAGCTACTCGTCGCTGTCCCTCTGGTACAAGGATCGGGACGAGTTCTTCATCCGCTACCTTTCGGACACCAAGGCCCCACGCCTGCCGCAAGAGAACTATATGTCGATCGGCTCAGCCTTCGACGCCTACGCGAAGTCGGCCCTACACGAGGCGCTTTTCGGAAGTGGGGCCGACCCGCAGTTCGAGTTCGACGCAATCTTCACCGATCAGGTCGAAGAGCACAACCGCGACTGGGCACGCGAGCATGGTCGGTATGTATTCGACTGCTACGTCCACACGGGAGCCTACGCCGAACTTCTCGCGATGCTCTTGAATTCCCGCGAGGAGCCCCGCTTCGAGTTCACCGTCAAGGACGTCATTGGTGACCGCGTGCCGTTCCTCGGCAAGCCCGACTGCCAGTTTGTCCACGAGTGCGGCGTCCACGTCATCCTCGACTGGAAGGTCAAAGGCTACTGCTCGAAGTATGGGGCCAGCCCGAGCAAGAACTACATGCTCTGCCACGATGGTTACGACGCGGTGAAGCTCGGCGTTGGGGCGACCAAGAAGAACCCCGAGGGCAAGCAAAGCGCCAGTCACGGCAAGCCCCACAAGAACTTCGAGCCTCACGACCACCACGGCATGACGATCCATGCCGGCTCGATGGAATACTCCAACCCCGAGTACGCCGACCAACTCTCCATCTACGGCTGGCTACTCGGCGAGAAGCCCGGCGACGAGAACGTGGTCGTCTGCGTCGACGAGATCGTCTCGAAGTACATGGGCGAGGGCAAGAAGCCGTTGTTGCGTGTCGCCAATCACCGCGCCCGAGTCCAACGCGACCACCAAATGCAACTGCTCGATCGAGCGACCGCCTGCTGGGACGCGATCACCAGCGGCCACATCTTCACCGACCTCTCGCGCGAGGACAGCGACGCCCGTTGCGAGGTGCTCTCCGAGGTGTCGGTCGGCCTGCACAGCAACGGCTCCTCGAAAGAGGACTGGTTCGCTGAAGTCGTCCGGCCCCAGTTCGCAAGGTAATCGTCATGCCCATCCACCAACCCACATTCGACCGACTCCGCGCTGCGAAGATCAGCGGCGCTGGGCTGGCAACCATCCTTGAGCAAATGGCCGCCGGCGTCGAGACGCTTGGGGCCGCCACATCACAGCTTCAACTCGACTGGCAACAACCCGACGACGAGGTTCGCGAGGGCGACCTGCTGCCCGTCGTCACGTTGTCTCTGCGGCCGGCGCTGCCGGAGGAGGCCCGATGATTCGCACGTTCGACGACTACCAGACGGTCGCTGTCTTGACTGCCATTTATCCAGACGACATCCGCATTCTCTACCCGGCCCTTGGCCTTGCCGGAGAGGCCGGCGAGGTCGCCAACAAGGTCAAGAAGATTTACCGCGACGATGGTGGCCAAGTGACCGACGATCGGCGGACGCAGATCGCTAACGAACTCGGCGGCGTGCTTTGGTACGTGGCAGCGGTCTGCACGGACTTGAACCTCAACATAGGCGATGTGGCCCGCGAGAACGCTGCCATCCTCGCTTCACGTCAAGAGCGTGGCACGCTGTACGGTGACGGAGACGAACGCTGATGCAAAACCACAAGCTGATCCACGGCGATTGTCTCAAAGTGCTTCGGGTGTTGGACGAGGCGACTTGCCTGTTCGCCGACCCGCCTGACAACATCGGCCTTGGCTACAACGAATTCAAGGACAAACAGCCGGACGACACCTACGTGGCATGGCTCGGCGACTGCCTGCGGCTGTTCATCCAGAAGGCCGGCATCGTGTGGGTCTCGTACAACGCCAAGTGGAGCTTCGCGATGGGCATGATCGTCCACGATCTGCTCCGCGAGCACCAGTGGCTCGAAGCGAAGCCGTGCGTGCAAACATTCACGTTCGGACAGCATCGCCACAACGACCTGGGCAACAACCACCGGCCGCTTCTCCGTCTCAAACGAGACGACGCGCCGCTCTACCCCGACGCCATTCGCGTCCCGTCCTGGCGACAACTCAACGGCGACAGGCGGGCCGATCCGCGTGGCCGCGTACCCGGCGATGTCTTCGATGTCCCGCGAGTGACCGGCAACTCGAAGCAGCGCCGCCGATGGCATCCGACCCAACTCAACGAAGAACTGGTCGAACGATGCGTGAAGCTGAGCACGCGGGAAGGTGAACGAGTGATCGACCCGTTCGGCGGCACCGGCACCACGCTCCGTGTCTGCGACCGGATCGGCCGACCCTGCACGCTAGTCGAGTACGACCGCGCGTACTGCAACCACATTGCCGCAGAACACAACCTCAAGCCGCAAGGCACCAATGCAACCGTTTTCCTGCCAACCAAAGAACCTGGAGCCCAACCATGCTGAACCGTACCCCGTTCTTTCTTCGCCATGATCCCGCCGTCACCTATGCTCGTCGAGTCTTCGGCTATGCCACGTTGGGCGAGTTGGGCGTTGTCCTCACCAACCTCTCGCTGTTTGTCACTTGCCTCGGTGCGAGTGTGTTCACGGCCACCCTGGCGGCAAGCCTCGGACTGAAACTGACCGGCATCCTGCCGTAACGAACCTCCGTCGTCCCTAGCCACCTCCCAACCCGTCGGAGAGAAACCATGCTCGACACACCCGCGCAGAACATCGACCAGCCCACGGTTCCTGCCAACGACTTCCTCGGTCGCCTGATCGAAGTCGGCCACACGATCGTCTACCCGACTCGTCGCGGCTCGAAGATGTGGATGCAGAAGGCGAACGTCACGCAGGTCGTCCAGCACGACCGCACGCAGCCGCCGTTGCTCGTCTGCCAGAACCCGACCGGCCGCAAGGTGACGATCCAGAACCTCGACAACTGCATCGTCGTCGGAGGGTAAAACCATGCCCGCATACGACTACATCTGCGACGCCTGCGAACACAAGTTCGAGGGGTTGCACGGAATGGGCGACAAACCGCCCAGGACTTGCCCGGAGTGCAAACGTCGGAAGGTCCGCCGCGACTTCACGTCGCCACCGGCCATTCACCATCACTACTCACTCATACACCCGCGCCGCAATCGCGGGAGAGGATACTGACATGACGAATAGCAAACCTGTGAATCGGATCGCCAAACACCTTGGCAACGGCCAGGTAACGACGAAAGCCGCTGCCCGCGAGGACTACGTCGGCAAGATCGCCCTGGTCGAACCGCCGGTCGGAACCTTTGGGGCCGGCGAGTACATCATCGTCGACCAGACCGACAACGCCTTGTACGGCGTGAAGCTCGGTTCGGCGTTTGACGGCAGCGAGGTCAAGCTGATCCCACTCGTCGGCCCGGTCGCCTGGACGATCGTTCGCGTCGAGCCGGACACGTATGGCCTGACCGAATCGACGATCCTCCTCTTGAGCAACTTCGCCGCCACGCCGCCCGAGGACCGACACGAGGACCTCGAAGCCTGCATCTATGAGGGTGCCGATTACGCCGCCGGTGCGCTCTTGCGGATGCTCGAACGTCGCCAGCACGAGCGGTGTGAGGCCCTGGTCCACGAGTTGGAACGTATCGAGCGGGATGCCGCGGCTCACTTCAACGGCAACCCCTCAGCCAATGGTTCCGGCTCCGACGACACGAAACTCACAGCCAACGCAGCCGCCGACAACAATCCCATCCCCGTGTTGCTGATCGACCTGAGCAGATTCGACATGGCCTTCGCCTGGCTCGTCTGATCTTCTCTTCCCTTCCTCTCTTCGATGACAAGCCGATGGGTCGGGCTCGACGTGCGCCTGACATACGCCCGGCCCATCGGCGGCGGGTAGTCCCATGCAGTTCAAACGCAAACGAATCCGCGGCAAGACGCAGAAGACCTACAAAGAGTGGCGTTCCGACTGCGGCCACTACCGGGTCTGCTGGCGCAACGAAATCCCCGGCCTCGGTTCCGCCCGGTACTACGCCGCGGTCCGTTGCGACCGCGGCGACGGTCGCGAGCTTTGGGACTTCGCGGCCGATCGCCGCCCCTACCGAACGCTGAAGGCCGCGCAAGAAGCCTGCCAGAAGAACCAGTGCGTGTGGCAACAGTTCATCGGCCTGGCCGACGCCCCGCGCAAAGGCCGCCTCGATCTCGCCCGGCAACAGATCGCCAATTCGGTCGTCGGCACCAAACCCACAGCCGGCCGCATCCTCAATTCCTGCCCGCCAGTCTGGGCATTGCCCAAGCTCGCTCCCTGGCTCTTGAACCTCGTCTCTCCAGATTACAGGGAATCCCACACATGAACACGACCCCAACGTCGGTCCCTGCGTCAGCATCGACATCGAAACCACCGGACTCAATACGGAGAATTGCCAAATCCCGGAGATCGGTGCATTTGCCGCTCGGGCCAATTGCCCCTAGTCAAAAAGGATGTCGAAAACCGTGCGACGCTTGAGATCGATATTCGCAAAAGTGACATGTGGATAGGGGACAACACCGGGCGATTCAAACTCCACCATGAGAAACCGATTCGTGGAAGCTGACAGGCAGTCTTCTATGAGTTTCGGTTCCGAGTCGAGAATCCAACTCCAAACCAACGTCTGATACCCTCCCATGCCAAATGCGACCAGAAGCTTCACATTGTCTGCAATGCCAGGAACAGCAAGCCACAAAAGAACTCCGATGGTCCGTTCGTAATCGAGAGACCGCCCGGACAGGCTCGTGATTTCCGCGGCATCACCGTACTTGTTGATTTTGAGTGATTCGTACTGCGATGCGTCCTCGGAAACCTCCGAATCTATAGACGGATGAGAAATCGCCTCCATGACCCTCTCCGAAAGAAACGCTGATCCTCGATCGAGACTATCGAACGCTGCACGAAGAGAAGCAAATAGTGACTGTTCCACGGAGTTCCCGCCCTGGTCTACACGACGACGCGGGCCCGCGTCTGCATCATCAAGCGGAGGGCGAGTGGGCAGGATCAAGACATCCCCAGGGGCAATCGGTGGTAAAGACGTTCTTTCATTCACGATTGGCTTGTCCGAAGGTAGGTTCAGAATCTGGCCACCGAACCGGTAGCCCTTACCTGCAAGTTGCGAAGCGAGGGCTACGGACATCGTGGTATCTCTTATGCGATGAATATCGACAGGAAACGATTTGTGCGAATCCTTTTCACGCAGACTTTGTTTGGGAGTCTGGTAACCCACGAGGAAAAAGCTCGGCATGTGTGGAATTCCCTATCCTGCGGACAACACGAACCTGACGCAGCACGTAGTCTATCGTGGAATGGTCCAGTATTGGAAGTCGCCAGAGTATTTTTCGTAGGAGATTCGGCCCGCCTCAAGCTTGGCATCCTCGTAGCCTCCCGAAAACTCATGCTCGGCGTAGAAGTCGTTGTCAGGGCAACCGCATCCAGGCTCATCCGGCGTTGAGCAGGCAAAGCAAATGAGCCAATCGCCGGCCTCGACGAACTCATGGACACGCCGAGAAAACTCCTGATCGGACTTCATACGCAACAGAACCCTTCCAAGCCCATCGGCGCAGAACTCGGGGTTGCTTTCGCAGCGACAGAGTAGTTCGGCCAGCGGGAACCAACAGACGTCAAGGGACACCAACTCGTCATTGTCATCGATATCCTGTGCTTCCACCTCGTAGAACTCATGGATACGAACGCCGACCAGCGTTGACCATTCTCGATTTGTTCGGGAATCCATCACCATTTCACACGGCTCCGAGATTGCCTTGAAGACATCACTCTTCCAGGTATCACGCCATCCGTTGCCCGCCGAGAAGCGATGGTGGAGGCTGAGTTCCTCATTTGCTTCGCGAAATGCCGTACGAAGATGCACATCACCGCCTCCGGACAAGTCGACCGGGTCTTCGTGGCCGCCTGGGATGTCGATGCGTCCGGCGAAAGACTGATGTTGCCCACGAGTTATCGTGAGAACACGCCCTGCCTGACAAACGAGAAGCAGGGCAGATTTATGCCAAAGACCCTCTTGATGCACGACTTGCTTCGTTTTCTCGCCGATGAGTACGCCTTTTTTGTCGTAGCACGGAATCAATTGCTGGCTCATGGTTTGGTCCCTTATTGAGGTGGTGAAGTGAACGCCTACTGGTGATTTTATCGCCCGACCAAGCGTTTCGATTTTCCGCCGGAAAATCTCCGCGGAGGCGAACCGGAGCCGCGAGAACACCGCATGTGAAAGAGAACAGAGTGGCGTCAATCGCATTGTCGCTTCTGCGACACATTCTGCCGCAGGGTGATGTCCCGCCCTGCGGTCATTCCGACCGTCAAACTGCCAACCAGCCGTATCCTCAATTCTTGCCTGCCAACCTGGGCAATCCCTCACCTCGCCCCCGGCTCCTCCATCTCGTCTCACTAAATAGAAAGGTTCCAAACCCATGACCACAACCTACGTCAGCATTGACATCGAAACGACCGGGCTCAATCCCGAGAACTGCCAGATCCTGGAGATCGGCGCGGTGATCGACGATGGCACCACGTCGCTCGAAGACTGCCCCACCTTCCACTGTTACGTCGACCACGGACTGATCCTCGGCGAGTCTTATGCGTTGTCGATGCACCCGACGATCCTCCGCCGCATTGCCACGAAAGAGGAAGGCTACACATACATCCAACCTTGGGAAGTCGCCACCCGTTTCCGTGACTTCCTCAAAGAACACGGTCTCGACTCGGAAAACGAAAAGGTCTTCGTTGCCGGCAAGAACTTCGCCAGCTTCGACGCCCGTTTTCTGAGCAAGATCACCAGTTGGGACAAGCACGTCCAGGTCCACCACCGCAGCCTGGACCCGGCCGCTCTGTACTGGCAGCCGGAGACCGATGGCGTCGAACTCCCCGACACAAAGACCTGCATGGAACGAGCCGACATCCCCGGCGAGGTTGCCCACACGGCCGTCGAGGACGCGCAAGTGGTCGTTCGTCTCATCCGTCACGCGATCAACAATCGGAAGACGCTCACCACGGACAACCTGACCCTGGCCAGTTGAACCCCGCCGTGTCGCCCCCTCCAACACCATCTCTTCTACGGAGTTCTTTCACCATGCCTGAAACCACTGTAGCCCTCCCGCCGGCCAAGGAAGTGCGGCTGTTGGACGTGAAAGCGGTTGCACGATTCTTGTCGTGCAGTGCGCGGCACGTTTACCGGCTGGCCGACTCGGGCCGGATGCCCCGCCCCCAGAAGCTGGGGGCGTTGGTCCGATGGGACCGTATCGAACTCGAAAAGTGGCTCGCCGACGACTGCCCGGTGTGTCGGTAGATGCTGCAAAACGCGCCAACATTCCACCGTTCGATCGAAAGTCGGGCTTCAGCGAGGGACGTCCTTGCTGAAGCCTCTTTCTGCAATCACAATGTCGACAAGAGCCGGCGATTGCCACCGGGCCGGTAATCGCGTCTTCCGTGGGAGAAATGAAATGGGTAGCGTCTACAAGAAAGCTGTCACGAAGCCTTTGCCGCCTGACGCGGAGATCGTCACCAAGAAGAAGGGGCAATGCGCTCAGTGGAAGGATCGGCGAGGCAAGACCTACTCTGCGCCTCTCACGACCGGCCGTGACGGGAAGCCGCGAATCCGTGTCGAGGCCAAGACCTATACGGCCAAGTACCGTGACGGTTTGGGTGTCGTTCACGAACATGCCACCGGCTGCCGGGGCAAACGTGCGGCGGAGATGGTGCTCGCCAAACTGGAGGAAGAGGCGGAGAAGGTGAAGGCCGGTGTGCTCACCAGCGTCGAAAGCGAGATGTCGAAGCATCGCGACACGCCTCTGCTGGAGCATGTCGACGAGTACATCACGCATCAATCGGCCAAGGGCGTGAATGCCCAACGAGTGAAGAGCACGAAGAGCCGGCTGCTACGACTTTCCGAGCAGTGCAATCTTCGTCGGCTCACCGACATATCCGCCGACGCCTTGGAACGTTGGATGCTCGAAAAGGCCGAGCATGATGACCGAACCAAGAAACCGATGGGGGCCGGTGCTCGCAACGGTTATCGGGAAGCCGCCATCGGTTTCGGAAACTGGCTGGTCAGGAAGAAGCGAATTCCGGCGAATCCGTTTTCCGACGTTCCCAAAGCCGATGCCAATGTGGATTGCCGTCGTAAACGACGCGCCTTGAACGAAGACGAACTTCGCCGACTACTCGACGTGGCCCGACGCCGGCCGCTCGAAGATGCGATGACGGTTCGACGCGGCCCGAAGAAGGGACAACTCACGGCCAACGTCCGGCCAGAGGTTTGTGAACGACTGGAGCGACTTGGGCGCGAACGGTCGCTGATCTACAAGACGATGGCCCTGACCGGGCTGCGCAAGAACGAACTGGCGACCCTGCTGATTGGCTGGCTGGAGCTTGGAGCCGAGCCGCCCCATCTGATCCTCGACCCGAAGAACGAGAAGAACCGGGAGGGCAACAGCATCCCGCTCCGCTCGGACCTGGCCGAAGACCTCCGAGCTTGGATTGCCGAGAAGTCGGAGGCGGAAGCCGGCCCTGACGCTCCGCTGTTCAACGTCCCGACCGGCCTGCTGCGGATTCTCAACCGCGATCTGAAGTCCGCCGGCATCCCGAAGAAAGACTGCCGCGGCCGGACGGTTGACATCCACGCCCTGCGGCACACCTTCGGCACGATGCTTTCGGCAGCCGGGGTCAAGCCAAGGACGGCCCAGGAAGCCATGCGGCACAGCGACATCAAACTGACGATGAACGTCTACACCGACCCGGCACTGTTGGACGTGGCTGGGGCCATCGAGTCGCTGCCCGACCTCCCCCTCGACCGGGGCCAGCCGAACGGTCGACGTCTGCGCTCGGAGCGGAAACCGAGAGAAGAAGCCCATCTCCAGTTTGCACCAGAGTTTGCACCAACCACGGGGCACCCTGGGCAATTTGGGACAATTCCTGTCAAAATGGCAGTCCCGGACGATCCTCCGCCCGCGTTGTTGTCTCGCGCCGTAAAGTCATGCTATGACAACAGTAAAGGGCCGCTGTCAACTGCTGACAACGACCCTTTCAAGGTCGGGGCGACTGGATTTGAACCAGCGACCTCTGCGTCCCGAACGCAGCGCTCTATCCAGGCTGAGCTACGCCCCGATGTTCTAAGTTGTTGCTGGCAATGGCTTTGCGACGAGTGCTTTCGCAACCGATGA